CGCCCACCTGTCCGCGTCCGTCCAAGCCTCAGGGCAGTGCGCGCACCGATACCTCGCCGTCTCCACGAGATGCTTGTGCGGCGATACCGTCTCGTCCTTGTCCCACTCGACCCGCGACCACTCAAGGACCTGCAACGCCCCGCAGTAGGGGCACGGCACGTGGCGCTGCCGCATGTCCGTCTGGAGATACGCCGCGGTGATCCGGCACTGCCCCTCGAGCCCCGGCGACGATGCCATGATGATCTTGCGGCTGAGAAACGTCGTCGTCCGCTTGGTCGCGAGCTCGACCGGGTCGCCCTCCGTGCCCGCACTGGCCGGATACCGCGACACCTCGTCGAGGAGCAGCACCCGGATCGGCCGCATCGCCAAGCCAGCCGGCGAATTAGCGCCCGCAAGCGTCAAATGACCGTTCGGGAAGAGCTTGTGGAGCACAGTATTGCCGCTATCCCGAGCCCTCGCCTCGTGCACAAGACCCCGCAACACGGGCGTATCACGCAGCATCGGCGCCAAACGGTCCTTAGAATACCCCTTACAGTCCTCTACACGAGGCGTTACGTGCAGGATTGGGCACGGCTCTCTGGCGATAAAATACGCCTCAGCATTCAACAGCAGCTCGGTTTTTGCACTCTGCGAGCTCGCGCACAACACGATTTGCTCGCAAGCGTCATCCGTAACGCAGTCCATCGGCTCGCGGAGGTACGGCACCCGATCGGTACGCCACGCGCCCGGCTCCGCACTCGCCTCCGGACTAAGCCGACGGTGCTGGTCCGCCCACTCAGACAGCCTCACCTTGGGCGGAGACGTGAAAACCTTTGTCAGCGCCTCGACGGTCGCCCGATGAAACTCGGGGACCGCCGCAGACTGCGTAACTATGCGGCCCTCGGCGGCTGGAGACGAGCCAAAGTCTCGCGGATGTCGGCCGCAACCTCCTCGACACCCTGCTGCAGCACCTCACGAGCCCGCTTCGGGTCGTCGGGCGCTACAATCGGAGCCAATCTTGCCGGTAATCCCCAGAACTTGCCGGGGATGCTGCCAATCGCGGCCTGCAACACAGCGAGATGCTCGTCTTTGGTCACTAGATCGCCGCGGCGCCGCTTGTTCTCGAATTCTTCCTTGTCCGCCTGCTCTTTCGCCAGACGAGCGCGCTCCGTCGATAGGTCTAGGACCATTTTCGAGGCTTTTTCAGGTCCTGCGGCCTGCAATTCAACCCACCGAACCGCCTCAACCGAGTCAATTCGATAATCCTCGCCTCGAGTGGAGGGCCGAGAAAGCACAGGGAAGCCCGCCTTGAGCCGCTTTGCAAACTCCGTGTGCGTCCAACCTGTTATTTCTAACCAGTTTTTCTGAGAGATAATCATGGCTGTTTTTAGGTGTGACCGCAAAACAACGGAGAGTTAGCCGGTGTGGCATCCACGCTACGAAAATCTCGCGCAGCCGCCCGCTTACGATTTGTAGCACGCAAGAAGGACCCGCGATTGATGCGCGGCGTGCATGGTACTGCTGTCCTAGACAGCACGACCGCCGTCCTCGTCGAGGTCAGGTGCCTCGGGCTCGAGGTGCAGTGCGAGGGCGATGCGCTTACCGTCGACGAGGAACTCGACGGACAGTCGGTCCCGTTCTTTGGCGTGCTGCTCGAGGCGGACGGCCAAGATGCCGGGCAGTTGCTGGCCGGTCTCGGCGTCACACAGCACGATGGTTTGTCCGCCCGGTGTGTAGGGGGAGCGGAGGGTTCGGAGTTCGAGGCGCACGGCTACTCGGTCTCCTTGGCAGGGGTCCGCGAGCCCCTTGGGGGAGCCGGTTGCGGGGAGGTGATGGGCTCGCGGATTACAGGAGCGCTGGCACGGATGGCACGCAGGACGTTGACCGCCCCGGGCTCAGGTCCGCCGCTCACGTAGGCAGTGATAACTCGGGCGACAGCCTCGGCGATTTGCTGCTGAGGCGTCCAGCGTAGCTTAGGCGTCATGCTTCGCCCTCGGGGTTGGGCTCGCGGAGGGTTGCACGCACGAGGTTTCGCAGCCGCACGAGGTATGCCTCGACCTGTTCTCGGGAGGCGTGTTGCTCGTCGTCGGCTTCGACCTGCCGAAGCGTGCTAAGGATAATTTCGTCAGCGGAGGGGGTGTGGCAGGCTGCTTTACCTGCGGTGGTGAGCCGACGACTTGTGCGGTCGGCTGGTTCTCGCACTGCAGTCCGATGCGTTGTGCGGTTAGGCACGTGCATCCGGGGTGGGTGTCATACCCCGCCAGCTAGTGCAATCGCTTACGCGTGTCAAGGATAGCCTGCTAGTGGATCATATCCGACGCGTCAGCGCCCGAGCACGCGTCGTCGATTTCGACCTCTACCAGCAGATCATTAAGCTCCACGATAGTTTCGTGAGCGTCCATCAGAGCGCACACGAGCAAGCCCATAACCATGGCCTCGTCCCGAGCGTATGGGTCGACGTCGTCGACAAACAGCTCGGGGTCAGGCATCGGCCGCTTCCCTGTAGATCGGGGTAATGGCTTGGCCAGCCCACGCCAGCGCAGCGATAGCCTGGATCACAGTCGTTTTGAGGGCGGTTGCTGCGTACAGGGGCGACTCGCCGTTGCACACGATACGCCGGACTATTCGGCGTGCGCTATCGCCCATTGCCGCGTCGGCTTGCTCGACCCGTTGGCGGGCATGCTGGGCATCTTGGCGAAACGTGGTCGAGCGCTCCTGCGCCTCTCTTCGGCGCTCTGGCATGCGCTCCACGTTCACGACCGCCTGGACGTCGCTGGCGTATGCGGTGAGCACGCGGGCTTGTGGGGGATCGAGCTGCCCCTTGGCGAGTAGGGCTATCAGCGGTTCGGCGACGTAGTAGCTCACGCAGCGCCCTCGGGCTGGACCTCTTGCTGCTCGCCCGGCTCGGGTGCCTCGACGACCTTCTGCCCCCTAGCCTCGACGTCGTCCTCGGCGAAGACGGGCGGGGGTGCGGGATCGTTCTTGCCGCGGGGTTTGACGGTCACGTCCTGCTCGTGTCGGACGGTTTCGAGCTTGCCGTCGTGGTCCTCGAGCCACTCGGCGGTGACCGTAGTTTTGCCGGGTCGGGGTCCGGCGGTGACGACCGCGAATGTGTGATCGCCGTGGAGGACCAGCGAGACGACGCCGTGGGGCGAGGTGGTCCAGCGAGGTGGGGACACCGGCTTGCCTGCTCCCTTGCGCTTGGGGAGCTCAAGCGGCTGCGACTCACGTGCGGCGATGCTTACGGCTGCGGTCACGGTCTGGTCTCCTCGGTCCTGTGTCCTGATAGGCCAACTACGGTGCACGTCGCAATGCCGATTAGCAGCGACGAACGCTCACGACGTAGGTTTTCCACGACGATGCATACCGGCGCGCAGTCGGCTGGCGACGACGTCGAGCACTGAGTTCCACGCCCAAGTCCGTTCTTCACCCTCGGGGTGATTGGGGATACGCATGGCTTGCAGATAGTCGAGGACGTCCCGCAGTTCTTCGGTTTTGGCTTGCAGGTCAGGGTTCATGGCGTGACCTTCTCGAGCCAGTCGTCGCCGGCTCGTGGCTGGTATCGCCCGCACCAGTATCCATTAGGGGCAGGTGGTCGCACAAACGCGAAGCGCCACCGACTGGGCTCGGAGTCGATGACGACTTGGACAAGCGGCCCCTCGGCGCAGTAGACGGTGAGTTCCTCGAAGGTCGGGTTTGGGTCGGTGAATTGAAACCGGCAGTTACCGCAGCATTCGGTCATCGTGGCCACTCCAAGCGGGCGACGACGCGGCCGTTTGGCCAAGCCGCTTCAAGCCCTTTCAGGGCGTGTTGGTGGCAGAGTGCTTGCAGTGGGTCCGGCCAGCAAAGGCACCCGGTGTCATCGAACTCCACGAGCAGGGTAGCGGGCGTTCGGCAGCCGTGTCGGCACCGCAGCCAAGCGGCCAGGGTAGGGGTATCGGGGCGGAGGTGTTGCGCGAGGCTGGTCATGCTTTCGCCCTCAGCATAGCGGCGAGCCACGCGGCGCAAATCTCGTCTTTGTGCTGCCCCGTTGCACACCAGCCTCCCGGCCGACAGACGCGAACAAACTGCGAGTGGGGCGGTCCTGGTACGGACAGCATCAGCTCGGCGCACAACCCCGGCAGGCTGGATTCATACAGCAGTTTGCATGCGTTAAGATCCATCGCGGGATTGCCGTCGAGCGTAAACTCGATCTCATCGTCCGTCGAGTCGGGTTCGTCCCGCAGCACCCGGGCGGCGTCCCAACCGAGTTGCAGCAGTTCCCGATAGGAGGTTGCGACCTCGAGGCGGTCGGCGAGGGTGTTGGGTCCGATCTGCTCGACTGGGGTGGGCTGGTGTCCTCCAGCTCCTTGCGGGCAGGTCCACCTACCGTTCACAAGCGACCAGCCGCCCAGCGCCATACCGCGAGCTATACCGCCTGAGTTTTGCAGGTCGCCCGAGATAGTAATCTGGGCTCCGCATTCGCACCGATAGGTTTCGGTGGCAATCACAGCCGCACCTCATCCGGGATGCGGTTAAACCCTGGCACAGGTGCGAGTGGTTCGCCGCGCGCCTCGGTTTCTTCTCGGCAGATTTGGCCAGCGGTTTTGCCGAGCAGGCGCTCCGCCTCGGCTGTAACGGCTTGCATGGCGGCCGTTCGAGCGTCGGTGCCGGTGGCTTGGGCGAACAGGCGGGCTTGCGGGAGGGTCCACTCGGCCAGCGCCCGGACCAGCGCTGCGCGGTTGTGGCGGCGATCGAACTCGCGGAGGTGGGGGTTGCCCAAGAAGCCGAACGCGATGTTTGCGGCGTCGGAGAGGGTGAGTTCGGCGGGCGGGCGTTCGGTAGCGTTTTGGGCTCTGCGTCCGTCGCGGGCGGCTTCAACGGCCTCTTTAAGCTGCTTCCAAGACGACGGCCACCATTCTTGGGTATCCTTCCACACGGTGATAGCTCGTGTAACGTCGTTTGCGTCGTATTTGCAGAGTTCCGCAGCCCACGCCGTGAGTTGCTCTTGCTGCTGCGCGTCGGTGGTGTCCTTATTCCGTCGGGTGTTGACGCGCAGCATCTTGAGAAACTGTGTCGTGTGGTCGAGTGAGCTAGGCATTTCCTTTAGCCTCCATTGTTGCGAGTTGCTCTTGTCGGATAGCTTCAGCCACGTAGGCCATTCGAGCTTCGATTTCGGCGATGGTGGATTCGGGGAGTTCGTTAGGGCCGTGTCCGGCCGCTCGGCGGGCTTCCTCGTCGACGCGGAGCTCGACCTGTTTAGCGAGCCATTGCAGCGGCCATTGTATCGTCTTTTCGGCGGCGGCGGTTCGAACCTTGTGCAGCACCCACCACGAGGGTGCCAACGCAAGCCAGCCTTCAACGGCCTTGGCCACTTGGTGGTCGTAGTAGCCTCGGGGTGCGAGGTGAGCGACGAGTTCGGCAACAGCCGCTCTTGCGTTTTCATCCCCCCCCACCTCCTCGCGCGCGCCAGCGCGTGAGTCACGAGACTCAGGGGGGGGTAATAGAGACTCTATCTCTGTCTTATCTGTCTTATCTGGATTCTGACGCGCGCGCGCGCGTGAGTCGAGTTGCGCGGACGAAACGGGTATGCCGTTGAATTTCCCCGATTCCGGACCCGACTTCGGCAAACATTGTTGCCGGAGCTCCGGGGAGTATGTTGCCGGAGCTCCGGGGGGTTTCCCGCCCGATCTCCGGGAAGATACAGCCGCAGCTTCGGCGTCAGCCCGGCTGTTTCGGAGCATCCCGTGGGCCACGTAGAGCTTCTTGTGGACGTCCATCAGGCGAGCTTTGAGCCGCCGGTAGGTGCGGACGTCGGCGTGGAGCATGTGGGCGTTGGCGGAGTCGTCGTCCGGGAGTTCGTTACCGTGCTCGTAAATCAAGTCGAGCACGTCGGAGTAAAATCCGCGCTCCTCGAAGGACAGCCTCCGGGTCCCTTCGCGAAAATCTTTAGGATACCGCTTGTACCAAGCAAGGCGCGCCATCACGCGCACCCCGCGACGGGGTGGGTTGCCAGAACAGAACGAAAGCCGTACAAGGTCATTGGCCTAACTCTCCTTAGGCTGTTGTCGCGCCTAACTCTCCTTAGGCGGTTGTCCGCGCTTGGCCAATCCAAGCGCCTTGTGTGCCTCTCCTGCTCTACACAGGTTCGGCCGCGGCCCGGGGTTGCCAGCTCCGGGCCGCACTCCGTTTCGGAGCGGACTCAAGGCTTACGCCATCCGCCAAGGGCTGTCCAGTTCAGGCATCGACCTTGGGGCGAAGCACGTCCGCAAGCCGGTCGTGGTCCCTTCCGCCACGCTGCCGGAAAACCTCGATAAGCTTCGCGACCGCGTCTCGGCGGGCGATTACGGCCGTGACGTTCAGGTCTAACAGCATCAGCGCCGCGTCGGCCTCCGCACCCGTGGCGTTCTCCGTGGCCACATAATAGGGTTCGTCAGTGCCACGACGAGGCACTGCCAACGCCCGCGGGAGAGACTCTCCGAAGTACTCGTATAGATTGCCCTGCTCCTGAGGCAAGGTCTGCTTAATCAGGTCGCGAAACGCCTTCTTGATTGCGTTCAGCCCTAGCTGGAACGAATGCTCCTCGACAAACTGGGGGTACTCTTGGGTGAACGTGTGCGCAAAGTCGTCAGTGTTGACCGGACCCTTTGCGAGCATCTTCTCGATAAGCTCCCGGACCAGGGTCGAGAGGTTAGGCTGCTTGGTCATCAAGCTTCTCCAGTTCGGCCACGAGCTCGTCGAGCCAGCGCGCCAGGGTGTAGGCGAGTTCGGATTGCCCTCGCCTGAGAATGGGGTCGATGGTCAGCGCCACCTCTGCGGGCGGTCTGGACACCAACCCCCGAAAATCGCGGAACCTTCCGTTCAAGGCCGCCGAGGTCTCGAAGTTGGCGACCCTAACCGGGTCCGGTCCGGGCCGTTCGGCGGGAGGGGAAGCGTCGGCCGGCGGCTTGAACGTCTCGGCGGCTTGCTTCCTGACTCCCTCGATGATGTCCTTGACGGTCGCGTGCGTGACGCGTTTGCCCTCCCGCGCCATCGCCAGGGCAGCGTCCCGAGCCGGCTCGGCCGCCTTAGTCGAAAGGAGGTAAAGAGCGCCCGCATCGACTTCCAACCGTTGGAAGTCATCTGGCAGCCTATCCGCTACATTCATGAAGTTATATGCGCTCGACTTCTTCCACCTAAATTCATGGTCAAGCCATGCCAAGAAAACCTCCTCGCCTCGCTCCTCAAAAGCCTTTCTAACGCGCAGCAGCTGCCGGCCTATCTCAAAGATGCTTTCAGCCGCCCGCTTGCCGTGAAGCCGGATAATGCCGGCGGCCTCTTGGGCGACCGCTCGAGCCTTCGGTTCAAGCTGGGCATAGTCGAATAGGGGCAGGTTGGTGACTTCGTTCATCCTTGTTCCTTTCAGCCAGCGCCGCGCGCTCGACGCACGACATCAACATACGCCGAGTCGACCGTCAGCGGGTCGAGGTAACGCCCGCCTCCGGAGCCGTCAGTGTACAGCCACACCACGTCCTCAGCGACGGCCAGCGCGTTGGTGAGCGTGGTTTCGAGCACCTCCGGGTTCATCTCGTAGCCGGCCTTCCACGGCCGATCGTAGACGCCAAACCCGATCGACACCCGGTCCCGCCACGTCCGACGCAGCGGGGAAGGCACGACCGTGCTAGACGGGACTTGAGGCAACCCGGTCTCCCGCCACTGCCTCGAGCGCACAAAGTCCTCGCGTGTCCGGTACTGGTAGACCTCGCCTCCGTCGACCAGCTGACCGTTACCCGATGCTTGCGCCATCCCCGAGAACCAGTGCCCGCGAAGGTCATACGGGGTTGTCTCGACTTGCAGGAGCGAGACCTCGCGGGGTGTCTTTGGCTCGCTCACATACGGCCCATGGGCGACGATAACATGTGCCTCAGGCCACTCCTTGAGTATGCCGTCCATTACCCACCTCCCGACCGACCGGGCTTGCCGCTGATACCGAGCCAGACCGAACTCCGGCCACCGCGCGCCGTCGGGGAACTCGAGGGCGCGGGTGTCGTATGGTTCGTTATCGACAAACAGCCCACGCATCCCGGCTTCTCGAGCTGCTCGCGCCAGCAACCGCCAGTTGGTGATTAACCGCTCTTGGGAGTCGAACACATCCGGGGGCGACTCCTCGTGGGCGGTGTAGGCTAGAAGGTAGCTTTGATTAAGCTTTGAGTACATCCCGTCGAGCGTCAGCCAACGCCGAGTGTCGGCATAGTCGAGCCGCGTTGACGCTCGCGACACGGTATAGGAAGCCGGGATGTTGATCACGAGCCCGTCAAACGGCAGCGTCTCAACGTGCGCGCGATTTTGGAGGAGGCGCGGCGGTCGTGCCAGGGTGTCAGCCTGAAAGAAAATCAGTGCGGGAGTGCTCATCGGTGTTCCCTTGTGTCTAGCGAGGCCGAAAGCCGTACAGGTCTTCAAGCCGCCGTTTCTCCATACAGTATCCAGGGTCAACGCCTGGAAGGCCGCACATAAGCTCCGACATCCTGTATACGTTTGCGTGCTTCTTGCGCGACATTGCCCCCTCGACGTAAGGCCAAACTAGGGCAGCAGTCGACAGAACTGCGCATGCCGCTACAACTACAGCAAGCCATGCCGGCAATTTCATTCTTTTCTCCCTTTCTGGTCGGTTGCTTTGGCGGTCAGGGCGTCTTGGTCGAGGGCGGTCCGGGTCGTGGGGGCGGTGCCGAAGCGGTAGCCGTGCAAGTCGCCGTCTAGCGTAGATGCGTCGAGCGGCTCTGGAAGGGGCACCCGTTGCTGCCGGAGCTCGTAGTGTGCCTTGTCTAGGCGGTCACGGACAGCGCATCGAACGCACCCCCGATAGGACCTGAGCTGAGCCACGTCGAACCACGCCTCTGCCATCCGACCGCGATCGTACAGATAGACGACAATCATCCCGTCGCGGACTCGGACGTGGTTCTCCTTAAAGCGACACGCCTCCCGTCGGGTGAGGTCAAACAACTCGAACTCGGCCTCGGTCACGCCCCTACCCTCTGATAGGTGCCGAGCGCGATGCGCTGGATAAGCTGACGTCGGCACAGACTAGCCAGCGCGCGGTTAAGCGTCCCCTCGGCGGCGTCAATTTGGTCGCGCAGCTCGCGCCACAGCACAGGACGGTCGCCGACCGCCTCGAGGATCAGCTCCATGACTCGCCCGAGTGGCAGCAGCTTGCGCGGCGGAGCTTCAAGCCCGCTCAGCGCGAAGCGCCCGTCCCGGAGGATATGAATGGTGCCGTTGCGGAGCGACCAGCGGATGGTCGAGCCGATACGTGAGGCGTCGTGCCCGGTCGCTGCGGCGAGCTCCACCCGGGTTAGTGGCCCGTGCTTCAGCGCCGCGATGAACGCGTTTTGCACCTCGCCCGGCTTCTTGCGCGTCCGGATGCGAAAGGCCGGCGCGGTCCTCACGACCGGCTCCGGCTCCGGCTCCACGGGCAGTCGGTCAGGGATCGACGCCGCAATCACGCGCCAATCGGTGGACGCGAGGATGCACTTAAGCGTGGATTTTGTTTTCTCGGATGGTTGTACGTTCAACTTTTGCTCTCCCGTGGTGTGTTAAAGGGTTGCTTGGTTCGTTACTTCTGCGAAGTGCTCGGGCTGATCGGACATCCTCACCTCCCAACCCGGCCAGCGCTGGCGGGCGAAGAGCTCCACGCGCGGCCCGGCGAAGAGCCGCTCGATACGCTGGCGCGCTTCGTCGGGCTTGCGGCTGTGCTCCCGCACGGGCGCCACGATGAGCTCGGGCACCCCCCGGTCGAGCACGCGCGGTCGGCCACGCGTGGCTAGCAGGCAATCCTCGGGGTTCTTGCGGGTCGAGTAACCGCACCCAAAATGCCATTGCTTGCCGGTTCTGGTGAGCTTGGCCCAGCAGAACGCCCGGGATTTGTAGGTAAACCCCCACGACCGGATAACCTCGAGCCCTTGCGGCAGCGTCGGCATGGTCACCCACAGAAACAAGGCGCAATCGTCGGCCGCGAGCTCGGCGACGGGCAGCGCCTTGATTTCGGGGAGGGTGAGGCACTGGTAGTGCCGCTCCGGGCTCTTGCCTTTGCCCTTGGCCGAGTAGGTAGCGAACGTCCATGGTGGGTCAGCATAGACGACCCTGTACCTCATCCGCTCACCTTCCTGCCGGCCGCCCGGGCGCGCTCCGTGGCCAGCCGCACGAGCTCGTCGCGGGTCCCGAGCGGCATGTCTGCCGCGGCGACCGGATAGGCACTCCAGCACCCCTCGTCGTCCCGGACGGGCACGGTTAGATAGACTTGCAGGGTGCTCTCTGCGTACTCGTCTGGCCGCAGCAACCGAAACTCAGTGGGTAGTTTCATGCTAGGTCCCCCTGCCGGGTGTCCAGCACAGGACAAACCACGGACCGTGCGGATAGGCTTGGCGGGCGCAAATGTGCGCCCGGCCGTCTGGATGGTTCACCGGGATTTCCCGGTCGTAGGGCTCGGGGATGCACTGTCCGTCGGGCATCCGCACGCATGCGACCCCATCCTCGCCGATCGACCACACGGCCGGGGCGCAGTCGCTCTCATCACAGCAGGACGTCCCGTCTAGTGCCGTCCAGCCGGTATAGTAACCGTCGGCAGCAGCCGGCGACGCCAGAAGCAACGTCAAAGCAATCCGTGCGCGCATCAAAACCCCCGGTGAATGAATGTCTCGGCCGTGCGGGTGTCGCGCTGCCGACGTGCGGCAAGCATCCGCTCCTGTTTGATGCGCCGGAACTCGCAAGGCAGTTTCATGCTCATGCCGATTTCGGTTCGGGCACAACCACGCACAGCACCGTGCCATCGTTCTCGGCGCATATGTGCGGCCAGCCGTCGGGCGAGGGATGCGGCACGATGAGTTCTTCCGGGATCGGAATGCACGAGCCGTCGAGCATCAGCCCGACGCCGCCGTCCGGCAGTGGGCAGTAGCTGCTCCGCCTGCAGTGCTGGCGGTGGCAGCACTCGCCGAAACCACCCGGCTGCCGCCAGCCCGTATAGGGGTCGTGGTTCAGCGGGTGCTCCTGGGCTGCGGCCGGCGCCACGAGCAGGAATGACCATACGAACGCGTAACGCATCTCAGAACCCCTTGTGCACGAACATATCGGCCATCTTGGCGTCGCGCTGCCGACGTGCGGCGAGCATGCGCTCTTGCTTGATGCGCCGGGCGACGGCCAGCCCCTCCGCATCGAGTCGCAGGGTCCGGCGCAGGATCGCGTCAGTGGCGCCACGGGCGAGCAGGTCGGGGATGCGGTCCTGAAGTGCCTCGTCGTAGGGGTCGCCCGCTGCCGGCTCAGTGGGAGAGCTCGCCGGCTCTACTGGCACCTCCCGTGGCACGAGCCGCTCCGCCTCGACGGGCTCGGGCCGGGCCTCCTCGACCACCATCTCGACCACCGGCTCCGGCCGGACCTCCTCGCGGACCTCCGGCTTAGCCACCTCGACGCCGACCGGATGGTTGCGGAGGTGGTAGCACGCGGCCGAGCAGTATTTTTGTAACTGCCACTGGCGCAGGGTCGACTTGGCGGGCTTGGCAAATTTCTGGACGCACCCCGGCCGAGCACACCGCTTGCAAGGAACGGCGCCGGCGGCCTCACGTCGAGTTGCGACGGTGGCGGCTGCATCCGCCCGCCGCTTGGCCGCGGTCGCCAGCCCCGAGCACAGGTTGCTGCAGTAGTGCTTTCCGGCCCACTGCTTTTCGCTCATCCGCGGCGTGCGCGTGAGCAGGTTCTCGCACCCCTCGAGCTCGCACGGCTTGGTTTGGCCGGCCTTGCTGATGCGCGTACGTTGAGCCGGGCGACCTAGCGCCTTGCGCTGGCGGCATGCCGTGTCGCTGAGGTGCTCGGCCAGCCACTCCGCACTCCTGAGGCTGACGAGCTCGGTAACTGCCTTCTCGATACGGTTGATGATCGACACACTACACTCCCATTAGAGGCAGGACCGGCGCGCGGGATGCGGCCGGCTTCTTCGCTTTGCGTTTCATAGGGGACTTCGGACGCCTAGGTGCGCCGTCCTCCCACCACTTGAGTATCCACTGAGCGTCGTTCGCGTCGTCGCCCTTGGTCTTTGTCCAGCCGCGTTCCTTGGCCCACGCTTGCCAGTCGAATATCGAAGCGAGTTCGGCGCGGACTTGGTGACGGATCAGAACGACCCCGGCAGCGCCGAGGAGTTGATAGAGCACGACGCCAGCGGTCGGGGTCGCCCGCGAGAAGAAGGGTTTTTCGACCACGACGACGTCCGGGCGGCACTGGCACACCCAATCCGTCAACCGCACGCTGAGCAGGTCGCACATAGCGAAATGCCGGGCGGGCACGGGAAGGCGGTCGAACCTGTCGAGCCTGATTTGCCCCGATTGATTCTCCCATGCCCAACCCACCCCGCGAGAGCCGAGGTCTAGCGCCATCGCCCGCTCCGGCATTTGCTATCTCCCTAGCTGCGGATGATCAGTTGAGGGAGGAGGCGGCGACCGGCTCCGTGTCCGGCTTGCGCCGGCTCCGGCTCGCCACTGGCGGCTTAGGGGCGTGCTCCTCGACCGCTGCCTCAACTCTAACCGTAGCCTCCGCAGCCTGCCGGTCGCGCTCGATTTCGAGCTCGAGGGGAGTCATGCCCAGCGCGAGCATGTACTCGTCGACGAGGTGCTCGTGGTCTTCGCGGTCGGCTGCGTCCATCTTCATGCGCCGGAGCACCTCACGCAGTGCCGCGCGACTAAAGCCGCGGTCGACCGCGTTGCGCATAATCTCCGACTTCTGTTGGCTCAGCTCCCGCCGGCGCTCGTCGAGTTCCTGCAGCTCTTGGACCATCCCCACGAGCAAAAGCTTGTCGTGGCCGTTCATCGGGTTTCCCTTCTTCGGTGGTGCGGTGGCGTCGAGGTGCCGCCGTGCCCGCTGGAGTGCCCTTAGGTAGGCGGGCGACCCTATCACAGTATCGGACACGGCAACCTCCTCGATGCTCTAGGCGGCCTCAGGCTCGCCCTTTGGGGCACGGCGCGCGACCGGAGCCGTGGCCGGCGGCGTGGCAGGCTCGGCCGTTAGCTTGGCCCAATCCTCGGCGCCGAACTTGTCGCGACCGCGGGCGTGCAAGTCAGCGATCACGACGGCGATCTTGGAGGGCGTCGGGAACGTGTAAGCGTCGCGCCAGTGCTCAGCGGCCGCCTTCTTGGCTTCGTCGCGCTCACGCGGCTTTCTGGTGAAGGAGTCAGTCATGCTTGACCTTTCTGTGGACGAAAAAAAACGCGACGGGTGTAAGCCGCCGCGCAAGTGTCAGGGAGGTACTACAGGCACCTAGGGTGCGTGAGTGTGGTAGCACGAATGCTAGAGCATGGCGCAAGCCTTTCATGGCTGGTTGATACATCCCGCTACGCGCGGGAACTCGGCGCACGCATCGAGTCGTAAGCCGTCACGACGATGCTTGCAAATCGGGAGGTGTGGCGGCCCCAATCTCTTCTAGAGCTGGTCCGTCAAACTCTCTTACTCCTCGCATCAATGCCCAGCACGCCAGCGCAACCGCTTGGGGAACGTCTTGCTTCCCCTGTTCATAGTTGCGGACAGTGCGCGGGGTGACCCCAAGCGCCTTCGCGGCCCTGTCTTGCGTCCAGCCCATCCAGGTCCGCCACCGTTGAAAGCCATCGTGTTCCATCCGCTCTGTATACAGGCAATTTTTTTTGCGGGGAAGTGCGATTTAGGCTTGCTAAGCGGAAACGCTTTCCCTATGGTCTGGTCTCCAGCGAGGGAGACGACGAGATGGCAACGATGGCAGCAGAGAGGCGGATGGCAGAGGCGAAGGCGACGCCGACTCCGCAGGAAGCTTTCAAGGCACGGCGCGCGGCCGCCGCAGCATTCACAACCTTCATGCATACCGAGTGGCGGCAGTTCAACCCCAGCAACCCAGAAGAGACGGCCGCCGCGTTCGAGAAAATGGCCCGCTTGGAAGCGGCTTTCGAGAAGGCCCGCAAGGCTCAGCAGTTCTCGGAGCGGCATTACAGTTACCAGTACCCTTGACCCTCCCGCCCCGGCTTCGGCCGGGGCACCACCTCCGACAAGGAATCCCGAGATGACCACCACCTATCCGACCCGCGGACGCTTCGGCGAGCTCACCGGACCTCGCGAGGTCCTCGACGCCGCGAGCGCGATCGTCGCCCTCGCCGTCAAAACCGGCAAGCTGGACGCCCCCTATATCGCGTTCGACAAGAAGGGCCGCGGTAGCTGCCTCAACTATGACGCGTACGACCTGCGCGGCTCGACCGTGCTCGTGCAGGCTCGCCTAACCCTCGGCGACAAATACGGGATGCATCCCACGAAGAGGTACTTTCTGCTGAGGCGCGCCGGCAAGGGCGTTGTCCGCACGGAGGTCCGCAAGGACCTCGCCCGCAAGCTGGCGACCGCAGCCCCCGAGCTCGGCGCCGCGATAGACGCACTAGAGGGGAAGCGCCTCCTCTCGACCCGCGCCGCCTGACACCCTCACGCTAGGAGAGACAACGTGCAGAATTCCAACGCGGTTGCATGGCTGAACTTTACCAACGATTGGCTGAAGCAGACTCCCCGTCAGGGGCAATTCAACTCTGTCCATACTAACGTCATGACGGGCTGGGTGTACTTCATAACGCTGAGCCTTAACCACTTCTACGCTGAGCACGGCTTTACCTGCCGCTGACCGTCTCGCGCCGTCCCCTACTGGGGGCGGCAACCTGACGACCAGCAAGGAGGCTTAGATGCGCTTTACCCCGAAGAACGCCCCCGGCTTTAGCGCGCACGCGCTGCGGCTGATGAATCAGGATTTCGCGACCCGGGTCGCCGAATATGAGGATACCCACTTCGGACCGCTCGACCCCCGCGAGTCGTTTGACGCCGCCGTCCTCGAGGCCATCGCGGCCCACGTTCTCGACGACTTCAACCCCCCGGCCGACTTCCCTCTGAGCGCCGCGGCTGCCCGTCGGCAGGCCGAGATGCGCGGAGAAATGTGGATATGATCTCGCACACTCCCGGTCCGTGGTCGCACGAGCGCGTTTTGCGTAGCGGCCCCCACGATGCCCCCTTTCTCTGCCTGTTCGCACATGGAGAGGTGCTGGGCCGCGCCTACAAGCCGGACGCGGACGGACAAAGCGCCGAGGCCAACGCCCGCTTGATGGCGGCAGCGCCTGATCTACTGGCGGCGCTAAAACTGCTTACCAAAGCGGCGAACAAGCACCCCGATGACTGCACGCCTAACCTTGCGAAGGCTCTAGAAGCCGCCCGTGCTGCCATCGCCAAGGCGCGCGGCGAATGAGGCCGCGTCACAAGATGTTTGTGTCCTTCGCGCACAAGGTCGGAGGTGTCGACCGGCTTCTGAACTGCAGCACCGATTTCCCGCCCATAATGACGATGGCCAACGTCCGGGAGCTCGAGCTGGAGCTCCAGCACAGGCACGGCGGGAAGGTAATACTGCTCGCCTGGAAGACGCTTTGGGATGAACCCCTGCCCGACGAGGAGGACTAATGCCGCGGCAGAACTCGTGCCCGCACTTTCACGCGCAGGCAACACGGTCGGTCAAGGAGGCCGCCCACCGGGTCGCCATGATAGACTCGATGATCGCCGAGCAAGCGTGCGGCTGGCACATGCTCTCCGCCCCCGCCGAACTCGCGATGATGCGGCTGCGGGATGCGCTGCAAGAGGCGACAACCCAGCTAGCGCAAGAGGCGTGGGCACCCGAACTCCAGCTTAGGACCGAAGATGATAACCAAGGCCATGATTGACGCTGGCGTAGCGGCGCACGAGGCGTCGAGCGCTCCCGATCTCAGCGGCGTGGTCGTCGAGGTCTACCGGGCGATGCACGACAAGCGCCCGCCCGGCCGGCCCCACGACCCGTGCGAGGTCGTCATACCGCGCCACCTCGCGCTTCGGCTTTGGGCTGGAGCTAATTACGACTTCGTGTGGCTCGACCGTCTCGCCAAGGAGGCTTTGAAACAAGATCCGCCGCAGACGAACTCGGCGAAGTGGCTTCAGCAAGACGCACAGGGGCACCGCGAGCTCCGCGACCAACTCGCCGCCCATCTCTTCCCCGGCGAGGTCCCCGTCGACCACCTCCTCAAGGCGGCCTCCGATGATTCATGACTGCAGCGGGTGGACGACCCACCGAGCAGGCAACCTCGACGCCCCGCTCCGCATCAAGCGGTTGCCCCGCGACGACCAAGGCCGGCCGGTGCCGTGGTTTGCCATCGAGGCCGGGGTCGCCGACTATCGGTCGGTCACCTCGGAGAGGTGGCACCGCGCGGTCCGCGGTCACAAGTGCTGGACTTGCGGCGAGGCACTCGGCGGCTTTCTGGCGTTCGTGTCCGGGCCGCTACTGCCGCTCACACGCGTGACCGTCTCGCCCCCGTCCCATCGGGAGTGCGCCGAATACGCGGCCACGCAATGCCCCCACCTCCGCGACCGCCAGAGCCGGACGTTCTCGGGCGCGCCGAACGGCGATCCTGTGCGAGCGCCAAACGTGGCGTGTGTGTGGGTGACGAGGGGTTACCGAGTGCTTAACGCTGGCGGGCAAGCGCTGCTCCAGGTCGCGACGGCCACCGACGTTATGTGGTTCACGGCCGGCCGCGCGAGCTCGCGGGAGGAGGTTGAGGCCGCCATCGCTGCCGGGCTGCCCGAGCTCCGCCACGCTGCCCGGCTTGAAGACGTCCAGCGCAAGGACGGCCGCACCACCTCGCAAACCAATCTCGACCGCCGTCTCCAGGCGCTCGCCTCGACGCTGCCAGCTGCGTGAAAGGACTAAGGATGAACGCGAGAGAAGCCTTCAGGCGAATCCACGACAACGCAACCCGAGCCCTCCCTCCTAGCAACTCCAGCTCCGAAAACCTCCTTACGCTACACAGCCGGCTAAACATAATACGGCAACTCGCGTTTGAAGGGGCCGCGGCGATGGACGAAGCGCCCGCACCGCATCCGCCTGCCGCCGACCGCAGCGCTAGGTTGGGGGAGTTACAAGCCGACCTTGTGCGCTACCAAGCCATTATGAGGGGGTTGCCGGCGAGCTCGGAGTCCGACGAGGCATTTCGGGCGCTGCTCGAGCTCATCGCAGGCAACCTCAGAGAGGCCAACGCCTATTTTCAGGAGGGCGTCCGGTGATCATCACACGCTTGCTTGGTGACGTAGTACTGCCGCCACGTCCGGTCGAGGACGAGGTACGGTTCTTTCACGGCTTGGTCCGCGGCCTAGCAGCCTCAGCGCTCCTGTATGCGCTGATCGGGTGGGGCGTGTGGAGGGCGATCGGATGACCGTCCGACTCTGGAGTCCGGTCGTGCATCCCCGCGACCCGCTGGCCGAGGCCGAGGCCGAGATTGCAACCCTGCAGCGCCAGCTCCATTTCGCGCAGTCCCGGGCGTTTCGTGAGCTGTTCTCGCCCATGTGCGCCGCGTTCGCCGCCGGGATGGGCGTCGCCTACTGGTTCGACCTATTCGAGCACGCCCGGTTTGCGTGCTTTGGCGCCGGGGTGGGTCCGTGACGGGCTACCCCCACGTCCCACCCCCTCCTCGATACCGCGAGCCAGTGCGACCGGACGCTCGCACCCCGGCTTGGCTCCGCACCCTAGTGCTGGCCGTGGGGTTTCTGCCTCTGTGGGTGCTGCTGCTGTGGATACTGTGGCGCGCGTGGGGTCCCCTGCTCGCGCCTCTGTGGTGGGGGTTGGTCAGCTAACCGCCCGTCACCCCTCAACCACCACCACCAACTAAGGAATCAGCCCGTGACCTACGATCTCAGCGAACGACACATTGCGACCCGCGCCGAGCACATTAGGTGGTCGCGCGCCACCTTTGAAACCCGGCTGCCATGGCCGACGCCCGGGACCAATCACGCTGAGCCGCTGACCAAGGACGAATATGCGGACCTAGTGATATCCGCGTATGACGGCTTGTGGCGCCGGCTGGCCGAGTCGAACCCAACGGCGGGCGACCACGAGCTGATGCTCCTCGCCGACCAAGTCGTGCGGGTCAGGATGGAGGCCAACTTCGTCCGCGAGTGGCCGGCGCCGGCGAGTGAGGCCGCCGAGTGACCCTATCGCCCGCCCGCAAAGGCAAAATAGGCTCGAGCATGATCGCGGGGTTGTTCGGCAAGTCGCGCTACCACACCCGTCTCCAGCTCTGGCACCACTTCGTCACCGGCGCCTCCCTCGACCACCACGAGGACGACCGGATGAGGTGGGGGCGGCTTCTCCAGCCCCTCATTACCGCCGAGGTTGCCCGGCGGGAGGGGTGGGAGATCGAGTCGAATGAGGCCGACAACTGGCTAGAGCACCCTGACTCGACGCTCCGGACCGGCGCCACGGTCGACGCACTCATCCTCCGCCACGAGCGCGGGCTCGGCGTACTCGAAACCAAGTGCGTAGATCGCGCGGAGTGGCAATGGGGTGCGTGGGCGGGCGGCAAGCCACCGCTGGACGTCGAGCTGCAGGTTCAGCACCAGCTATGGGTAACAGGGGCCACGTGGGGCGGGATTGCCACGCTGGTCGGCGGTAACGAGCTCGCTCCCGTCCTCCTCCGTGACCCCAACCCTCGTGTCCACTCTGCTTTCGAGCGCGAGCTCCGGACGTTCTGGGCCGAGGTCGAGGAGCGCCGGCCACCTCCTCACGAGGGCGGGCGAGACAACCCCGTGTTACTCGAGTTGCTGCCCGTACCGGAGCCTGGAGCGCCTCCGCTCGACGCCACCGGCGACCACGTCCTCGCTCAAGCGTGTGCGGACCTGGAGACGGCGAGGACGATGCTGCGGCAAGCCAAGGCGGTCGCGGAGGCCGCGGAGGCTGTCATTCTCGCCGCCCGCGCCCCGGAGATCATCACAGCGTCGCACCGCGTCAGGGTCACAAAAACCCCGATGGACGAGCAGCAAACCACGCGCAAGGCGCACCTCCGCAAGAAAATCACCCTCAAACCGCACCCTGAGGGCGTCATCTACGACGCACCGCCGGTGCCGGAGTACCGAGTTTGAGCACTGACCTAGTTGCATACGAGCGTGCTTTCGAGCCGATGCTGCCCGGCTGGCGGGATATGCTGGCCAATACCAAGCTAACCCCGGAGAGGCTGTTGCAGACGATACTAATTAGTATCGAGCGCACGCCCAAGCTGCGTGAATGCACCATGACTAGCATTGTCATGGCCGCAAACACGTTCGCCGTTCTCGGACTAGAGGTCGACGGCGCTACCGGGCAGGCATACCTTCTGCCATTCGGTGGCAAGGCGCAGCCACTTATCGGAGCTCGAGGGTTTAACACCCTCGCGCATCGTGCGGGGTTGACCCTGACCGGCGATGTCGTGCGGGAGGGCGACCGCTTCGACTTCAGCGACGGGACGCAGCCTTTCGTGGAGCACAAGAAGGCGCTCGGCGCGGGCGCTGACCGTGCGATATTCGCGGCGTGGGCGTCTGCCATCGCTCCCGGCCGCTCGCCGATCGTGGTCGTGCTAGACCGCGACGAACTTCTGGCTGTGAAGAACAAGAGCCCCGGCGCTCGCAAATCCGATAGTCCGTGGAACGATCCCACGATCGGGTTTCCGGCCATGTGCGCCAAGACCGCAAAGCGCCGGCTCGCCCGCCACCTGCCCCTCGTGGTCGACTTTCAGCGGGCCGCAGCCGTTGACACCACATTCGAGGAGATCGGCCGCCACTCCTACCTCCGCCAGGATGGGGCGTTGCTCGTCGAGGACCACACCGACGACTCACGGACGCTCGACGGCAAAGCCGACCCGCTCGACGGTCTCGACGACCCGGGCGGATACCCCATTGTCATCTGGAGTAACAAACAGTGGCAAGCACGGTTGTGCGCCTCACTCGACGAGTGGGGAGGTATGTGGCGGACGCTATTCGCCAGATACGAGCAAAGCCCGGCCGTCCTGCAGCAGTACCTCGACCACAACCGGGACCAGTTCGCGCGCATCGGCCAGCCGGCCGTGTGGGTAGAGAACATGCTCGACCACCTCATCAACGGGACCCCTGGACAATGACCACCAGCGCAAATCCACGCGTCGAGGAGCTCTTGCGGGATGCGGAGGCGGCCGGGTTGCTGCCCGATCGCATCGAGCCTAAGCCACGACCCGTTACGATCCGGCTGGTCGAGCCGGTCGTGGAGTTCGTGCCACCTACGAACCTAGAGAAGCTCCGCATGCGCGTGTCCCGGCTCGGCCGAGGAGTGCTGTCACGTGACTGACCTTTCCCCCGACTCGCCCGTTTACGTGTCCCTGACTCGCCAGATCGCAGCAGTCGAGCGGGAGCTCCGCCAGCGGCATCGGGTTTACGCACGGCTCGTGGCTGACAGCAAAATGACGGAGGCCAAGGCCGACGAGGAGATAGCGGCCATGGAGGCTGTGCTTCGCACGCTCCAGAACTTCGCCAACTCCCCACTTCAGCTCCGGGAGCAAGTCACTCCCGGGCACCGCGAGCAACGCGTGCGGGCCGCGCTGACCTCGCTGCTCCTCGACCTTCGCGACCTCGGCTCGTGCACATCTGGCATCGTCACCCCGGCCGGAGTGGTGTCGTGGGTTGAGTTTGCCGAGACTGAGCACGGCAAGCAAATGCTGCAAGCGGTCGACGAGGGATGGGCATCACTAAAGGATCAGCCGAATGTTTAGAGCCCTACTCAGGCGTTGGTTACGGCAGCCGGTGTATGCTGACGACCACCGCGACCGCATCGGCAATGAGGGCGGTCTAGGTCTCCACGCGACCCGCCGAGGTTACTGTCAGCCCTACGGCAACTACAGGCTCATCAGTCTGGACAAAGGCGAGACGTGGCACAGCGTAGAGGATGGTGGCGCACGGATTACACCCGCCGATCCCGAACTGTTGCGCCACCTCCGCGCGTGGGAGACTCTGATAGAGCGGGCTCAGCACCGAGGCCCTCTCGATGTTGGCCGGGCGAGCGAGTCGGAGCTCGACCTGTTGCAGGCCGCCGGCTTCACGCTGGTCCCCGGTCCGAGGTGCAAGGAATGACTGAGGAGGTTGTAAAGCGCATCTTGGCCGACCTCTCATGCGACCTTGCCGAGCTCACGCGGGAGGAGGCTATTCGCCGGCTGACCATCATCCGGTCGCGGCTGACCGCGACACGGATACGGGCGGCCCGAGCTCAAGAGCCGGAGAGGGAGTCGCGGGATGGGTGAGTTTGCTCTGTATCTGTTCGGAGTGGCTATCCTGGCACAAGCTAGTGACGCCTACATTGGCGCCGTCGTATTCTCGACCGCCGGGGGCTTTGCCGCCGCCACCGCATCGTTTTATCGAGACAAGCGGCACAAAGAACTGCTAGCGGCACTCCGCGATCTAACCAACCGCTAGACGCAATCGCGGCCGCCTAGGCACCCCCGGGCGGCCGCGATCACTTACTCGCAGTAGAATTGCAGGTCGTGAATGGTCTCGGCGTCCCAATCCAACCGGGTCGCGTCGTTGTCGGGCGAGTAGCGCGCCTTTAGGGTCGTGCCCCCGTAGCTCTCATCCGTCTCAAAATAGTCCGGATACCCCGACTGCATCGGCGAGAACCACAAGCTCCCGGCCGCACCATTGCCCGCCCACAACCTATAGGTCGTGTTGGCCGTCAGCGTGACTGCAGACGGGAGGGTGCCGACGACCTCGCTCACAGTGAACGGGCCGAGGTTCGGGTCCGTGCCGACCACGGGCAACCCCGAGAGGCTGACGTCCACATACTGGCCGGCCAAGAACCCGCCGGTCAGGCTCCGGACTCCCAGCCGAACGACCGTCCCCGTCGACAACCGACGGGACAGCGTCAGCCGCAGCGTCTGACACGTCCGGGTCGTAGAGCTCCGCACCTCCTGCCAAACCTGGACGCTGCCGCCGACTGACTTCGGGTCCGCCCTCTCCATATACGGCTGTCCGATGCACTGGCCGTTTGGAGGAGGACCATCGCAAAGACGAAACGTCGGGACGTGACTCTCCGTTGGCCACGTACGTTCGAACCATGCATTAGCCCCGTGCTTCTGCCACACGGTCCACACGGGATCGACCGCCGGGGAGTTGGCCGGCAGTGAGACGCCTCGTGTATTCACGCCCATATAGTTAGTTGCTGGCGATCCCGCGCCGTTCTCGTAGACCAGCGCGAATTTCTGGCCGGCGGATAGGCATGCGGGCGAGCTGAAATACAGCTCCGGCCACAAGGTCCCTGGCACCGTCTGCTGGGCTGTGATCCAACCATTGACGAGGTTCGGGCTGTAGAGGGGCGTCCAGCCGCCGACGAGCGCGTTCGGGCTGCCGTCGGCGTTCAGAGAGTGGACCCCGACCCGGACGCTACCACCATTGCCCGCCGAGTAACCCGTCCCGCCAGCCTCAGCAATGAAGTGCGTTTCGATCCGATCAAAGCACACTTGCGAGCCGAACATGTTCTTCCCGGTCAGCGCGACCCGGGAGAGGTTCGGCCCGCCCATAGTGTGATTGCCGACGAAGTTGCCCCACACCGCGTGGCCGACCGGGGTCCCGTCGGTAATCGGGAGGGCATGAGCTCCCCCCGCAAAGCACGCCGCTAGCAGCGCCGCCCCTACAAACCTCTTCATTCTGATAACTCCTGACGCGGCGGGAGTGCCGCGCTAGAGCGATAGCACGCCTAGACCACGCCGGGCAGTCGCTGCATTACCTCCGGCGGCCCGGGGAACCTGCGGATGTTGGTATAGGCGTCGCGTTCAAACTCGACGGGGATACCGTCCTCGATTGCATGATCCCGGCTTGGATAGACCTGCCCGCGGGTTTTGCCGTCGGGAGACATCAGGGGGAGCTTGTTCAGGGTCCCGACCGTGACACTTCGGCAGCCCCTGACGTAACACTCAGCGCTCGAGTGCTGATTATTCATGCCGCCCGGCACGGCAAGCGGCTGCCACTCGCGTTTGACGGCCGGGAGGTTACCCGCATACAGCGTCACCTTCATTTTCGGGCAGTCGACGAAGGCGTGTCCGTGCCCGCGGACGGTGGCGTGGTCAAAGTCGGGATTGTTGTAGACCAGTCCACCCTTGCCCCACCTACACCAGATGTCTTGTCGGGTTACGTTGGTGTTTGTGTATTTGGTGTTGGCGACTGTCCAGCCAGCACACTTGAACTCGGCGAAACCTTCTGAGCGGCTGTTGACGACTTCTGTGCCATCCCACACAAGGTTACTGCCAACGTCCTCGTCCTCGTCCGGGACATGAATGTAGAAGAACTTGGGTGCGTTGTTCTGCGCCGGGATCGGACGGCACCCTACAAGCTTGCACCCCAAGAAGCGCAGATTTTTGTAGCCACCGCCAAGCATCACAAAATCTTGATTGCCCTCCCAGTTAAACACACACTCGACGTAGTCCCTACGCTGTGTGCCCGACGGTATCTTAGTCTTAATCGTCTGCCGGTAGAGCACCTCATTGCCGGTGCTGCCCGGGTCGCCACCAATCCACCGGCGGCCGGGGGGAAGCTGGTCAAGGCGCGTTGTCATGACTGATCACAGCCTCTTGGGTTAGCCGAGCACCCGCTTGCCATCCCGGTCAATGGTGACACGGGCGTTCTTGGCGTTTCGGACATAGTTGGAGACGGTCGTGCCGATGCCGAGGCCGGAGTTGTCCGTGACCTGCAGGTCAACGTGCACGTCCACTAGATTAGGATCGCCGCACAGGTCGACCAATGCCGGCGCGAAGTCTGCGGCGCTCGGCGGCTCGCCGGTGGGCCCCTTAACCCCGGGTTTGGGCGGGTCGATGCGAATGCGGAGCCGGACAAGCACGTTTCGGATGAGGCGACCGCCTCCAATCTGCAGTGGGATGCGTGGCCAGTAACCGATTCCGTCTTGATAGCCACAGACAATGCGGGCGTTCTCGAGCTTCATGTCGAGCTGCGCCTGAATCCGAATGCCGTATTCAGGGTTGTCTAGCTCCGCCCCTAGCCAAGTATCCCGCGAAACCGAGCCGCCCGAGTTGTAGAAGTCGGCCGCCCACCCCCTGGTCGTCGAGGTGGTCACAATGCCGTAATTGTTTCCCGCGCCCGCCGTGCGGAGTATCCCGCCGGCCAGCCGTCCGCCGCCCGAGCGAACGCTACCGAACCCACAACCGTTTAGGCCGACATTGTTGTCGTTGCCTATCGCCGGGCCGCTCCCGCGATTGTGCTCGAGGGTTCGAAAGTGACACAAACCCACGTGAAACGGGTCCGGGTTGAACCCATCGTGCACCGCACGTGGGATATGGACGAGGCTGCCGCGCAACCCCTCGCCGCGGATGGCACCAAACTGCCACTCCTGGATACCCCGCAGGCTCAACCCGTGCCGCTCGGCCGCAACGTGGGTTGTTTGGTCTTCGAAGGTAAGGCGGTTGAGCGTCCCGTCCTTGATGATCCGACCTCCCTCCGGCGGTCCGTGGAGCGTCAGCAGCGGCGCATTGTGCGCGGGGATGTCCGGCAGCCTCCGGTCGACGACCAGCACCGCCCCCGGCTCGACATGCAGGTCCGGCCCGTGAAAATGGACCCTACTGCCGGTCGGAGCCTCGTACACAACCCGACCGGGCTGAATAACGTAGCGGCCCCGCTCGAGGACCGGGGCCACGTCTAGGTCAAACGCTCGACGCCACCATTGCGCCAGCGGCACTGTGTCGTCGGATATCCCGTCGCCCTTGGCGCCAAACATCCGCGGCGTGAGACGGTCCATCGTCAGCTCGCCGGGAAGAAGCCAGCGAGGTCTCCGTCGTTGTAAATCACCGGCAACGGGCTGCCCGCAATGGCGCCATTGCTCCCGCCGTCGCGGACGTTGTAGACCTCGAGCGAGGTATCCCCGATCTGGGCATTAGACAGCCGCGAAATACCCAGCGCCCGGTTGACCTGCACGTGCCCGGACGTGTTGCTGATTCGTCCACCTCGCATCACGCCGCGCACGATCGTCCCCGCCGCGACCCCGGTCGCGCCGTTGCCGATGTCGACGCCGCCCGGCGAGTTGTGAATGGTCACGTTGTCGAGAACGTGCTCGATATTCTGGCCGGCATAGCTTACGCCAGAGTTATAGCCAAACTGAGCATTGCCGATTAGCTCAGAGTTACGTAGCGTCGTGGTGTCGATTTGCGACAAGCCCGACTTGCCATTGTAAAGCCCTCGGTAGCCGTCGACGTCACACTTGGTCCCTGCATGGTTCGAAATGCCGTCGCCGAGTTTGGCACGCTGAGCCGTGCACCCAACCAGCGTCATGGTCGGACGGTGCCGGTTGGTCGCGAGGTTGTCGACCGGGTCCATATGGTAGACGTCGTTAAAGGTGTCCTGGCCGGTGCACGATTTGAGCAGCCCCATGCACTCGTCGAAATTGTAGGCATTGCCGACAAGCGAGCCATACGCAAGACAATCATACAACTCGACGGCGCAGCGCTGAGCCCAAAATACATGGGTGTAGCTGTAGGCCATCTCGACACCTTCGACGCTGACGCGAAGGGCGTTCATTTCAGCGGCCGAGCGCCACTGTATCTTGAGCACGCTCGCGCGGTCGAGGCGTTCTAGCTCGATTGTGTTCGGGTCAACGCCATCGGGCGTGTGAATATAGACGATGCCGGTATTCACGTCGACCACGGACCCGCCGGGGTTGTCGTCCAGCGTGGCGAGCTGCTCCTCGAGAGTGATGATATGGTCGCCGGTCGGGTTGGTGCCGGCCGGAGACATCCGTGTCAGGATGGTTAGCGGCGCTTCGATGCCAGCGCGCGGGAGTGGGTTTGCGTCAATGTCGGACAAGGTAAACGACCGTCCGGGCTGAATGAAACCGCCCTCAGTCGATACCGAGTTGGTCACGCCGTTGTAGTAATGCGCCCGCTGGTAGATGTTTGTATAGCCCGATGTCTTAGTCCACCCTCCGGTTAGCAGGGTCGAGCCCATCAACCGCGGGAACCTCGCACCCTCCGACGTGATGCGCAAGTGCCGCACGCCCGACACAAGCGGGATACCAAGACCACCGCGATAGTCGCCCGGCCGCAGCACCACGGTGAGCTCGTCGGAAGGCTTGGAGTAGAGAAACCTCGCAAGCGTCGGGCTGAGTTTGATAGGAAACTCGCGCGAGCCGTCTCCGTCGCTAGACGCCCCTGCGTCTAGGTGCACGACACGGGTCTTGCGGGTGTAGGGGTTGGTGACAAAGCTGCGGATGCGACCGACCGCGGCCGGACCCAAGTTACGCAGCATTATACCGACGTTGCCAGCCACGAGGTTAGTCACCGTCATGGCTTGGACGGGCTCGCCGTTGAGTATCTGAACCAGCGTGCCGGTCGTGGCGTCGAGGCCAGTAATCAGCATCAGCCCCACGACGTCTCCGGCGCTGTAGCCAATCGTCGAGACGCCCGCAGGAATAACGCCTGCTACGCTGGTGTTACCGTCGGAGCGGTAAGCCACCACCGACTTGTCTTGGCGCCAATTCAGCGTAAGGCCGGTTGTGTTGTTGAAGGGACCAGCGTTCGGGGAGATGAGTATCTGAATTGCGGCGCCCGCATACACGTTGTCAAAGACCGCCTCACCGTAAACCACAAGATTGGCGGCCAGCGGGACGGCGCGCTTGCGAATACCTCGGCTTAGAAGGGACCCGTGGTTTTGCGTGATTTGGAGCTGACCGGAAACAATCGCCGTCGTCCACCGCGTCCCCGGCGAGGTTATGTCTGTCCACACCTCGTCGTAGTCGTCACTCGGCGCGGGCGGCGTGACCGCGAAAGCCGTGCTGGTTTGGACCTCGTTAATAGCGTCCACGGTCGACTTGATAGCGAGAATAGTCGCGAACGACGGAAACGGGAACTGAAGCACCGCCGCGCTGACAGAGGTCTTCTTGTAGAAAAGAAACGTGCCCAGCTCGACGTCGCTTACAACGAAATACTCGCCGGTGGCAAGGTCGCCGTCCGCAATGGCATCCTCGACCGCGTCATACGCGGGCCGAATGATTGCCTGCGTGAGAGCAAGCGCAAGGTTGGCAGTGGCGACCGCTTGGTTAACGCCAGCAGCAACCGCAACCGCCCCCTTAGAGTTGGCATCGGCTTGCTCGCTGACCGCGCGCACCACCTCGATTTCGTCGGTCAGTTCCGCCATCCGCCTCGCGTCGTCGATAAACGCTTGGTCGGCCGAGGTGCCTGCCCGGCTGTCGACGTGGATGCGAGAGGCGGGCGGGAGGGGGAGGTTGTGCAGGGACATGTGTCAGGTGCTCCTAGACGGCCGGGGCGGTGCCTGCCGCCTCAGGGAGGGTAGATTGCCAAGAGGACAACGCGACAAGGTCCTCGTCAGTGCCAGCCGCATACCAGCGCCGGACCCGACAGAGCCACCCGAACCACGCGCTGCCGATTAGAGCGCTGCCGCCCCACCTCTCGCGGTTGCACACGGGGGCGCCAGAGTGAGCGGCCGTCTCGACCTCGCCCCCGTCCAATGACACGGCAAGCTCTGAACTCGTCACCCTAATGCCCAATCCCGCCGTCGCACCATCATTCAGCGTCCCGAGCTCGACCAACGCCGCGGGTGTGCCAGCCCGAACCAGCTCCACGCGCCACGTCCCGTCCGCGAACCTTATAACCGAGATGCGCTCCGACTCGGTGCCGTTGTCGAGCTGCCAGGCCACCTGATCGTTCTCGACGCCCGGAGCGGCCCGCACGAGGACCTGCACGGTAGCGGCATGCCCGGACGACGACTCCAGAACGGCATAGTGCTGCTCTTCGGTCCTCGCCCACTCCTCACCATTGGTGACGATAGGCGAGCTCGAGAACGCGCCGCGCTCATATTGCAGGTGATGCACGACCGTCCCGTGGGTGTTGGGATACCGGCCGGTAGGATAGAGCGCTAGCGTGTCAGTGGACGCCCGCGGCACCACTAGGCCGAGCTCCATTAGCGCCCCGCCATTGGGTCCCGTGCCGCGTCCCTGTCGCCGAGCCCACCCGCTGCCGCTCTCGCCCGTCCCGGCCGTACTGACCCGACGGCGCACGGTCGAGCCGGTGAGCACCGCGAGCTCCGCAGCCTCAGCGTCGAGCCGCTCGACGATGGCAGACAGCGCATACTCCGACACACCCTCGCCCGGAGCCGCCAGCCGGCGCACAGGGGCAAGCTCGAGCATCAAGCTCCGGTGCTCCCACCCGGACAGCCCGTTCTCCACGACCCCTTGACGGCCCAAGAAAGACCACCTGTCCGCGCCCGACCAATCGGAGAACGCATCCTGCGTGGAGTAGGGCAACGCGTTGACACGAGCACCCTCCGCCCTCAGCCCCCACGCCTCGAGCCGAGGGACCTGTGCGGCCACCTCGACCCACCTGCCGCCCTTGTCCATCATCGCGGGCGTGGTGCGAGTCGTACGCATCCCGTTCGGGAGGTACTGCGGCCCCTTGGACGCGTCCAGGTCGTAGACCAGTTGCGAGAGTGTCATCGTATCACGTCCTTGGCCCCGGGCGTCGCCCGCCCCAGCTCTTCAAGCTGAGACTTCATTTCTTCGGTGTCGCGATTTTGCGTATTCTGGATAAGCACGGTCTGCAGCTGAGTCGTCACCGTTAAGGCGGTGGTCCAAACCAGCATCCAGAAACTCAGTTGCTTGCGCCACCATCCCACGCACAGACACGCGACCGTCCCCACCACAAACAGCGCAAAATACCATGCGCTGCCCGTGACCGTGGCGCACCATTGGGCGATTGCTTCAAACACTGCAGTGCGGCCGCTTCTAGAGCCGACCAAGCAACAGCAACACGAGCAGCACGACTAGCACCAGCCCGAGCAACCCGCCCGGCCAGTATCCCCACGACGCCGAGTGCGGCCACGTGGGCAGCGCGGCCACAAGGAGGACGATCAACACGACGAGGATTACGGTCGTGGCGCTCATAAACTTACCTCCGGTCGCGGTGCAGATCGCGCTCTAGCTGGTCTAGGCGTTCGGTAGGCGTTCCTTGCAACTCGCGCAATAGGTCCCGCAGTTCGTCGCGCTCCCGCCTCAACCGCTTGCGGGTTTGGCGGGCTCGCCGCCGCAACCGGGCGGTCGGGAGGACAGCTACACCGGCCGCAATCGCGAACAGTAACGACGCTAGCGCAATGCCTACCTCCTTGCGGAGGCCGACGCGGAGGGTGTCGAGTAGGGCGGCCAGCGCGTCCATGTTCGCCCTCTAAGCGACTGTGCGGCCAGCCTATAGCCATGAGGGAGAACAAGCTAGACACGGGACGCCCATACCAGCAACGCTGTGCCTAGAAACGTTGGGAACGAAGCAACCCACGGACCGTGGAGATGGTAGAGCGCAGCGTTCGGCACGGGCACGACCCCGATAGCCGTCTGCGCGTACACATACAGACCCACGCCGAGCAACTGCATCCCCGCGACCGTGGCCGCCATCGTCTGATACCGCCGGACGTCAAAGCTCGCGGCCCACGCGACTAGGTGCAGAAACACGGTCACTTGTGCCCACGCCATAACCGCGGGGTAGGCAAATCGAGATGGCTCAGGCGTGGCCAGCAACGCGGCGACCAGCGCCGAGCCTGCAGCCGCGGCCGTGATAGACGGCGCCCACGCGCGACGAAAGCCATACAGCGTGTAGAGGATGAGCACCCCAAACACAGCCACCGCCGGGATACGCTCAGCGAAGAACGGCGCACCGTGGCCGTAGGGGTTGGGGGCATCCCACTGCCCCACCAAACCGGGCGTGATTTGGGCTGCGACGAGCAGTACCCACGCAGCCCAAATCCTGGTCATGCTTTAACGGCCGCCCCCGCCCCACTTGGGGTCCACTTTTTCGGGCTTGCCGGGGGGATTGGCCGGACGATTGCCGCGCGGCTCGCCGTCCTCGTCGAGCTCCTCGCCGGACGTGTCAGGCAGGTTGTCGTCACCCACCGGAGCGGTCGGCGTCGTCTCGGGCTCGGGTGCTGGGTTGGTCTTTTCGGTCGTCATGCTTGTGCTCTCCATGTTGTGCACGGCGCTATTGTAGCGCATCCGGGCGCGCGCCGGCAGTAGCTTGCCGCACGAACGCCTCGAGCGCGTCGGCCGTCCAGTGGACGTTGATTTGATAGACCTGCCAATCGCCCGTAAAGCCGCTGCGGCACTGGTCGAACTTGCCTGTTAGCGTAATCGTCCCCGACCGACCGGGCTGCGTTTCATAGTCGGTGTAGACCGGCCCGTAGCTACCAAGCGGCAGCCACCTCTTGAAATACTGATTTGTGCCCCCTGGCCCGCTAATTACTACTGGCGCAACTAGATCGTCTGAGATGGTATCGTAAAACTCTCGCACGAATTGCTGAGAGCCGCACTCTTCGCGGATGGTAACGTGAAACCCGAGGCGCTCCACGATACGACCGTCAGGCATCAACACGAGCCTTTGCGTCATGCTGGTGACCTCGACCGGAGGCAATGGACTAACCAGCCATGGCGAAACCTGATTCCAGGTCAGCGCAAACCCGCCAAATATCGCCGAGGCAATCACCATCCCCACGCCCACCTCGCGCAGAGTAACCTGTCGCATATCGGGCATATGTGCCGACCTCAAAGCGAGTTCCAAACGGTCCACAAAGTCGTAAGCACGCCCAGACACGCGGCCACCAAAGCAATCAGCCTTCTGACGCGCTCGACTCGTTTCTCCTGGTACTCCTCCAACCGAACCGTGTCCCGATGCTTTGCCCACAGCACGCCCACACGTTTCTCTAGCAACTCAATCCTCGCCCGCCACGTATAAGCGGGCTGCTCAGCCTCGACATCTGCCAAGAGGTCGGCATCAGGGTCTACCGCCATCATTCTGCCGGAGTGCTCGGCGCGCTAGGGGGTGCCGGGGTCGCTGGAGTCCCTGGCGGAGGGAGAAGTGTTGGGCCTGTTGCCCGAACACCAAGCGACCCCTCCAGAAAACCCACGCGCAGCGCTAGGTCCCGTGCTGCGAACGCATCCGACACCCTCAGCGACAGCCGCTGAATGGCCGCCTCCAGCGCCAGCACCTCACCTTGCAGCGCCGAGATTTTGTCGGAGTTGGTCGAGGTCCGAAGGTCCGAGTCCACCCGAGCGCCGTGCACCTCGTCGAAAAACTCGATGCGCGTTCGTTGAAGCTCGCGCGAGTTGACTAGCGAGGATATGGCCCCGGTTGCGCCCATGGCGGCAATCACGAGGCCGGCCATTACCCAATCGAAGCGCCTCTCGGGGCCATTGCTCACCATCCTATCCCTTCTACCAGAAAGCCGCCGGGGTCGAACGGCTCTGCCTGCTGCTGATATAGACGCATTCGGGGTGGAGCGGGCGCCCTATCGAGCACGTCCAACACCCTCGGGGCGGGCCGATCGCGCGCCGACAGCATCGCCGGCAGTTCAGGGAGCTCGGGGGTTTCGTCCTCGTCGGGTGTCTCCGGCTCCGGCTCAACCGCCGGAGCGGGCACCGAGCCCTCGATTGCCGCTCCGGCCTCCGCGAGTTCTTTGGCGATAAGCGCCGGATTGGCACCACCCAGCAACGCCGCGCCCGCCATCGCCGATAACCTGCCGAGGCTAGTCGAGAGGAGCTGAAGCCTTCGCACGTCGGCAGCGTCGGCCGCAGCGATTGCTTCGGAGTTCTCGGAGGCAGAGCTCTTCATGGCGAGACGGTTGCCGCAGAAGTTGCCCACGAGGCCGGCAATTTGGCGCTCGGCTCCGGAGCGATAGGTGACTGCGCACTGTTTGTTGCCGTCGGGCGTCGACGAGGTCGTGGTTTCGAGGAGGGTGTTCGGGTCGACCGTCGAGGCGCACCCACCAACCGCCAGCACCATGCACGCGACAACGCTCCTCATGGCGTGGGGCCTCCCGACGGCAACTGCGGCTCGCGCTTGGCGGCCGCGAGCTCGCGCCTCAACCTCTCGAGCTTGATTTCTCGTCTCATCGTGACGGCCTTCGTGGCATGCTGCGCGGTCCGGCCAAGCGCGCCCCACACATAGCCGGCAATTTGGCCCAAGGTGACACCTGCCACAGCGGCGAGTAAGTCCACATCAGGGAACTCAGGCCAGCGCTTGCCCGCCACGTAGCCCACCACAAGGCCGAACACTGTAGGCCAACCCTTAGAGGAGCTGTCAGCCATGCCGCCACCTCGTTATTTCTCTTCACGGCGCCTTTGGTCCTTCAGTCGTGCCCGGGACATTTACCGAAATGCCGGGCCACGCATCGGCCAGCGTCTTGTTGCCGATCTCGTTCATCCCCCCGACGATCTTGGCCGCGCCCTCGACGCTCGGCTTCTGCTCCCACCCAGCGACATACTCCACGAAGCCGCTAAGCTCCGGGGGCGCCGGCGGTCCGTCCGCCTCGAAAGTGACCCGCCTAAATCCGTCCGGCCCGGCCCACTGCTCGCCGCGCTCGTTCATCAAGTCCATAAGGCGAGCGGTGTTATCCTCGTCGGGATCGTTGTGCCACTCGACCGCGGCCTCGCCGAACTTCTTTGCCGGACGGTTTGGCGCTGCATACGCCGCCACGACAACCGGCCGCCAACGATCTCCAAAAGCATCCTCGCCTAGATCGTTCACCGCATCCAAAAGAGCTTCGGTAATCCCGGGCGCCGGCTGCGCATGGAAGTCTTTGGCGAGTCGCACGAAATCTCTAAGTTTCACGGTAGACACTCCTTGCTGGTGTTACAGTCTGTAACCTAGGGCAGGCATCATGCCGCCCCCACCTTTTCGGCGAGGGTTTCACCGAGTCCGGTCGATGGAGGCACAACCCACTCCCACGTCCCGGCCTCGTGGCCCTCGACCCGCCGGCGGTAAAGCGCCATGCCGTGGTCAAGCCCGCGGTGCCGGCCGGCCGGGTCGAACGCGAGGAGAAGCCCCGCCTTGCGATAGCCAAGGAGCGAGAACGGCAGTGCGCAAATCAGGTCGTCGTTGGCACAGACATTTAGCACAAGGTCGCTCCTGGCCGGCGGGTCGTCTCGATAGAGCGCGTTGGGTGCCGCAAAGCCAATCGTGGGGACCCCGAGCGACGGGCCGATGATTTGCCCCACCCCGGCCGCAAGACTGTGCCCTGTGATGAGGTCGAGGGGCGCTTTGTCCCGGACCCACGCATAGACGACCTCCGCGACGCTGAGAAAGCCGCCGTGCCAGCGCCGGGTGTCGCCCTCTGCCGTTATCGGGTTGAGCGCGAGGTTGTAGCGGCGCCACTGACCGCGCCGGCTTGTGCCGCGGATTATCAGCACTCGCTTGCCGACGTGGGTCACGATCGCCGCGTAAATCATGGTCGCGGGGAGCGTTATCTCCACGTCCACAATCGCGCTGAGGCTGCCCGGCGCATAATAGGCTTGGCTTAGGTAGGCGGCCTCTTGAACGGTCACGCCACCTCGCGTGATGGCGGCGACTTCTTGGGCGGTAATGGGGGCCATGGTCACAACCTCAAGAATGCGTGGGCACCGATTAGCACGGTGACCTTGTGCGCTTGATACCACCTCGGCGGAGCGTCGAGTGCGAGCGCTCGGGTGAGGTAGTGGTTTGCGCCGAGGGTCAGGTCCGGCAGTCCGAGCGCCTCGAGGGCGACGAGATAGACCTCTGCCATCCTCGCCTCCGACGTCTGAAGCAGTTTCGCGCGGTTCGGGTCGCCAGCCGTCCAACAACTGAATTGGTAGGGCTGGAGACACACGGCGGCCACCGACCTAGGCCACCGCCGTTTCGGGTCCGTGGCCCGGTTGAGGATTACCTTGGCGACCGCGACCTGCCCCGCGTGTGGCTCGCCGCGCGCCTCTCCCCACAGAGTCCGGGCGAGGACGTGATGATCGAAGGAGCGCTCGGTGAACATGCCGAGCTCTCCCGCTAGCTCGCTCGGCGGAGGTGGCGGCGGACGGGACCCACGAGCTCGGGAGCAACCGCGCTCATAAGGCCAAGCGCCCGGCCGGTCTGGTTTGCAATGGCGACGTCGACGTTCGCCACAGTGTCCCGGTACTTCTGAAACTCCGGCGGGAGCATCTGCCCGAGCACGCCCATCGTCCCCTGCACCTCGATATAGCGCCGGGAGGTCGGCTTGCGGCCGCCGAGGTGGTGCTTGCCCGTCAGCCACAACTCCGCGCCAGCGCCGCCGGCGAGCTGCATAAACCTCGTCATCGGCCGGCCGTTCGGGAACCAGCGCATGTTGTGGAGCTCGAGCGACGACGGCCGGCGCGTCACGACGCCAATGTCTCCGCAGTCCTCGATGTTCGAGTCCTCGACCGCGACCTGTCCCGACTTATACCACCAGCCGTCGGGATAACCGCCGTCGGGGTGATAGGCGGAGAGCTCGGAGTGTATCCACACGGAGTCGCCCGCCTTAGGCACTGCTCCCGGCCACGGGCGTTGGACGGTCAAGGCGCCGCCTTTGTTGGCTGTAATCCGGCGGGTGATGTCAGCAGCCGCGCCAGTCTCGACGGTGACGGCCAGATACTTGCGCCACGTATCCGCGTGGGTCCCGTCAATGGTCACCGTCGTTTCAGTGGCCGAAAGCACCTTGGCGCGAAAAGGCTGGATAGCGCCGACCATCAGCCACGCATCCGAGCCGCTCAACCCGTCGACCCCGTTGCAGGCATTGAGCGCGGCCCAGTCGACCACCTCCCACCCGGCGCAGCCCGGACCGCACGCGCGGGCGTAGCAGTTCTCGGCTTGCGCTCCGATACCGCCACCGAACGCCATGCTTGGCCCCCAGTGCGACCAAGCCTGTATCCCCTCCATCACGAAGCTAAACGAATGGTGCCTAAACCACAGCCCTGGTCCTTTGGTGAGAAGCCAGAGGTTGCGAAAAGAGCCGGCATTCAGACTCACGTCCGGCGGCACGTAGATTCCGATGCCGGGCGCGGTCCGGTGCCCGCGCAGCCCGGTCGCATACTCGCCAATGTCCTTAGACTTCAGCCACGCGTCTATCAGGTTCTCACCCTTGTCCGTGCGCGGCGGCATGGCGTGGAGGATGCCCAAGTCGTGGATATGGCCATACCACTCTCGCTTGCCTTTGAGCTTCTGCCCGCCCTCGATAACGACCGTAGGCAGGTCCGGGCGGAGAGGGATCAAGAACGACCCCCCTCCGCCGTTGCCGGAGACGTGGGGGGCATTCTCGGCCGAGAACCGTTCGGCGGAGAGCACCAACGGGTTGCCAAACACCCACGCAGGTCCGTTGAAAGCCACGCTGCGGCCGGCGGCAAACGCCCGCTCCGCCTCCCGGACGGCCGGGGTGCTGTCGATAGTGGCTACCCCGGAGCCCGGGAACGCTGCGGCCAAGTCGAGGACGGAGTCGGGCATTGCGGGCGCTCCTACAGTGCGGCGAGGTTGGCAGACTCGCGACGCTCGAGCCACTCTTTCAGGGTGGGCAGGCCATCGCGCTTGATGCTACCTGTCCCCTTCGGATCGGTCTGCACCACGATCCCCTGCTCAATGTAGATGTCCTCTGCCTTGTACTTGATTGGCAGGTCCGGGCGAGTTGTCTGTCCCACCACGACGCCGCCGCACGGGCCGAGGACGTAGATGCGGAGCGATGCCTGCATGTTCGACTCGTTGCCCGCTACGTGCTCCTCTTTCCAGAGCTTGTAGATTGGCGCGAGGTTGCCGGAGTAGGTTTTGACAGACATCCCCGGGCAATCGACGATCAGGTGGTCCGAGCCCCTGAACGACCAGTCCTTGACGCCACGCATCCCGCTGACACGCACAAAGCTGCCGTGCCGCTGGCGCGATTTGCCGATCTTGGCGCCCTTCTCGATCTCCCATCCGTGGAGGTCCAAGAAACCGCCTTTGAACTCGGCGAGTAGCGTCGCCTCACACTCGGGGGAAAATTTCAGCCCTTGCACCACGAGGCGGTTGCGGCGAACGCCTTTGCCGCCGTTGACGTAGATGAGGATGGAGTTGTGACCCGCGTGGCCGCTGACCTTGGCGACCTTTACGCCGAGCACCTCGCCGCCGAGTATCCGAGCCCCCTCGGGGATAGCTTGCGAGTTATCCCACCAAATGGGTTTCGTCTTAGTCTCGAACTGGCGGATAACGTAGTCTGTCCAAGGCTTTAGGTTCTCCAGCGTCTTGGTCTGGACCTTAACCTCGACGACCTTGCGCTCAATCGACTTGCCGTCGACCTCGACCTTGCCGCCGATTTCGCCGCCTATCCATTTGCCTTCGCCGATCGGAGGCGGATCAGTGGGCTCGGCGGGGTCGGTCGGGTCCGTGGGATCGACGGGGTCTGTTGGGTCGACGGGATCGACCACCTGCCCCTCGACCACGCGCAGCTTGAGCAAATAAGCGAGCTCTTCGTCGCTCTTTGGGATTTTGACGATGCGTTTCTTGCCGACCTGCAGGATGTCTCCCGCCCTAACGTCGAGGCTAGCAAGCTCGTGAAACTTAGACACTTTGCTCTCCTAGGTTTGTAGGCTGTCACCCGCATCATAATCCATTCGCATGCGCTAGTCCTCCCAATCCACTGCAACCCTTATTGTGTTTCTCTGGCCGCCAGAAATCAGCCGCACGTTGTCCTGATCGGGATGGATTTTGTTGCCGGTGGCTAGATATTTATGCTCACCGTCCGTCCATGTCCCGACGTCGACGCTGCCGCAGGCTTCAACATAGCAGTCATCAGCGCACTGCCAATTGCGTTCTAGGCCAGGGACGTGCAACGGCTTCCAGTCCTCGTAACGCGCCGGCAGAGAACCAGCATACAGAATAACGCGAGCGCCGGAGTTCTCGGCCAAGACGTGCTCGGCGCCGCGCACGTTGATTTGCCTTAGCCCAGTGTTTCGGACGATAGAGTTGCGTATACCGTGACGAATACGAAAGCCTTGCCGGACGCTGACGCTGCCCGCAATGGTATTGTCTGCGAAGATCAGCCCGTCAAAACCCTTGCTCTCCCATATAAACCGGCCGGTAATGTTTTGGTACGTGCACCCCTGCACGATTAGTCCAAGCCGCTTCGGCTCGTGGCCCATGTTAATATACATGTAGCCTTCTACGCTATTGTAATCCTCGAACGTGCAGTCCAAGAACCGGATGTTCTGTCCGACGCGTTCGTGAATTGGCCGCGTAGAGCCGCCCGCCGAAAACGTGCACTGGTAGTAATCCACGTTTCTCTGGCCAGAGGTGTCAACTTTATTGTTAAAGGTTTGTCCCTGGATAAGGCGTCGCCCGCCAGTGCCGGGGTTGCCGCCAATCCAGCCGTCAGCCGGGACGCCGCCACCTCCGCCTCCGCCCCCGTCGTTGGGGATGGTGACGGTCGGATTCATGACCTGGATATCACGCCCCCAGCACAAGATGAAAAACCGGCCCGGCCCGCCGTCGATTGCTGCGTTTGTCCAGCTCGCGGTCCGGGTCGTGCCGCCGGCCGTGCGGTCGGCGTAGGTGAGCTTGGTCCCGACACGAGTAAACGAGATAGTGTGCCACACATTCTGCGCGTGGGTTATGCCGGTGGCATCCGCGCCGAGGTCGACCGTCGAGCCTGATTCGTCGTACTGCTTAGGCGACACCCGGTCGTTAAGGCTCGAGTCGCCGGTGTTCTCGGTAAACGTCGACAACCGCACGCCCGAGGCGTGGTCGGCAAATAGCGAGTCACTCGGCGGCTCATTAGACGGCCACGCCGAGAAGTTGGCGACGTAAACCCCCGTGCCGTCGCCCACCATGTCAAAACCAAACTGAATAAAGCGCTGTGTGCCCTGAGCGGCTGTCCAGCGGATAGGCACCTCAAAGTCAAAATTGCCCGTCCATGCCGTCTTACAGACTATCGCCGTACCGCCGTTGCCGGTGATGTCCGGGGACGTCATTGCAATGGTGCCATTAGACACCTGCGTGACGCTGCTGGCGGCGTCCGCAAACATCGGCACCCAGTTGTCCGTCCAGTCGCTCCCGAACACATAGGCGTTATCGGGCGCTGAGCCGCCCTCACCTACCAGCGCGCGCAGCCACCCTATGTCTGCATCGCCGCCCACGGTGAGCTCGTATTGCCACGTTATCGCCCCCTCAGTGGCTGGCGCATCAAAGACGATTTCGTCGCCGTCGATTGTCACGCTACCAGCCGAGGGCGAGCCTGCGTCAGTGATGGACGCCCCGGCGGCGCCTGCGACCCGAAACCGGGTTTCTGCCTCGACCTCGACGCGGCGACGCAGGTGCGGGGCGTCGACCAAAATCGGACCCGTGGTCGGAGCTAGCAGCGAATGCGCCACCCCGAAGTCTAGGTCATCATCAAGGAGCACCGACTCGCTATCGTCGACCGCATCCGGGTTCGCCGGGTCTTCGTCGACGTCCGGGTTGCCGGCGAAGACATAAAAGTGCGAACCCGTCTCCGGGCTCGTCCAGCAGTCCACCACCACGTCTAGCTCGCCCGTGGCCGCGTCCCACGAGTTGCGCTTAAACCACAGCACCCCGCCTCCGCCGGTGCCTTCAGGAGAAGCAAAGGTGATGTCAAAGCCTGACCCGTGCTCGACGACGCCGCCATTGGCGACCGACCGCAGCTCGGGGTGAGTGATATTCAGAGGGACCTTGATACCTCGTAGGGTCCCCTCCGGCAGGATGACGGCCAAGACCGTAAACCGTCCCCATACCGCGTACCCCGTCGGTTGCCACGGCCCGCCCGCTCCTCCTCCGCCGCCCCCGTGGTCCTGCTCGTCATCCGGGTCCCACACATAGTCGTCGTCGGAGTACTCGCGCGCCGTGACCAATACCGAGCCGTCGGCCTGACGGTGTGTGGTGCGGACCTGAAACAAGGCCGCGTCAAACCCCATCAACGAGTCCGTGTAGGCAAACACGTCCATCGGGGTGAGGCGACGGGCAATCGGCTTGAAGCGGCCGCTGAGGGCGATTTGCCGGCGGTGGGTAAGCAACCACGCTTTAGTGAGGCGCTGAGCCTGCTCGGTAAACGGGACACCCGGATAGCGGAGCTCGGCCACGCGGATGCGCCCGCCGTCCTCGACGCGCAGTGGGTTCGGGTCGGCCGGCGGCCAGCTAGGGGTGTCGTTGTCCTCGTACACCGCACGCACGTCCGGGAACAACGCGTGCGCTTCGTTTGCCATTGCCTCCTGGTCGCGGCGGCGCTCGAGCTCTATCGGCCCCGAGAGGTGCAGGTCGGCGTCCAAAGACATTACCGTCGCGCGAGGTGCTCCTGCGTGAACTTGCAGAGCGATGCCGACGCGGGCGGTTGTGCCCAGCATCGTCGCGAGAATCTCCTCCTCGATTTGCGGATAGGGAGCGGTGGCTTCGCGCCAATAATGGATTTCGTAGCGCTTGACCTCCGTCCCGTCCTTTTTGACCAGCGTCTCGTCGCACACATTCGCCGCAGCGATGGTGGTCGCGTCGTCGATTAGCGCCGGGTCGTCGCCGCCCTCGGGTCCGTGCACGCTGATTCGACTGTCGCGCCACACGAGCGCCGGGTTGGCGCTGTATGCCGTGGTCGAGGTGCGGATGTCCTCGACGGCAAAGCCCCGGACCAAAAACATCGTCGGCGGGCGACCGGACGGCCAAAGGTCTTCGTTGAAACGGTAAACCGCGTGCACCGCAGCGACAGACGTTAGCTTGTGGTCCTCTGTCCACTCGCCGGTGCTATGCTCCATCAAATAATCGAGCGGCTCCGGGTCAGCGGTGCCCGGCTTGAAGAACGCGCAGAAATACCGCTCGTATTTGGTGAAAGCCGGTATCAGAGCGTCGTCCGGCCAGTACTCGACACGGCCGTTATTCGCCTCCAGAAAACACAGGTCGTTGTTGATCCGGACGCCGACCAACCCCGTCAGCGCGCGGCGCCGGGTGATATGAAACAGCAAGTGGACGAAGTCGCGATCATCATCGTCTTCGATGCGCTCAATGTGCCGGCACGCAAAGATGACGTCACCGGGGACTAACACCTCACCATAGATGATGCGCTCGGGAGGTATGGTGGGCTCTTCGGAGAGCTCCGGGCCGCGGCTGCCGCCTCCTCCCGCCGGCATGGACGGTGCAAACAGGGAGGTGGCTGCCATCCCGCCGGCCGCGACCGCGGCGCTCGCGAGGAAGGGGGAGACGAACGCTAGGGCGGTGCCGCCCGTAGCCACAGCGGCCACACCGAGCCCAACCGCCACGCCGATGAGAGTAGCTGTTTTTGCCATTAGCGCCCCACCGGCCACGCTTTGATTGCAAGGCGCATCGGCCGGCGCGCCAGACCGCGGTCGCCGCGTGCCAGGATAGTCGCCCCCTCACACAGTCCGAGCCGCTCGACCGAGGGCTTGCCGGGCTGATCTTCGAGCGCGAACAACACCACGTCACCACGCTGCGCTAGACGGGGTGTAAGGAGCGGCTCGCCGAGGTATCGGGTCGCCAGCGCATCTAGGCCGCCGAGGCGCTTGACGCGGCCTAGCGCCCCCTTCTCGGTCTTGTATGAGCCTATCATCGCCGGGGCAGGGTGCTCGCCGGTGAGCGCCTCAACCGCGCTCGCAACCGTCAGCACGCAATCGGTCTGGCCCCACACCATCGGCTCGAGGTCGGCCGCGCGAATCCAGTCATACCACCGTCGGACCCAATCGGGTCGCCGCTTGGCACGAGCGGCCGGCATCAGTCCTGCTCGCGGGAGTACCAGAGCCCGCCCCACTTAATTTCGATGTTGCCGAGCGTGGAGAGGTACTCCAGCCCTTTGTCGGTCGGGTCGATTTTGCGTTGGGTCGAGTCGGTTACTCGGTAGACCTCCGCCCGATCGGCCGGTGCCGCATCGTCGCCGCAGGTAACTGATACCACGATGCCACGACCGCCGGTGCTCGAGACAGACTGTTCGGCGATGCGTATCGAGGAGATGCGCCCGCGCCACATGGGCACCGGGTCCGACGTCAGCGACCCGTCTGGCGCCATGTGAGCTTCGCGCCAGTAAGCCAACCCTCCCGACGTCGCATTCTTGGCGTCTTCGATATAGTCGCGCATGGTCACCGGGTCGCGCCACGGTAGGCTAAACACAAAGTTGCCAACTGAGCCCTCGACGCTCTCCGGCCCGTCCTCAATCTCGACGAGTTGCGCGCCGCCAAACCAATCAAACCCGTCGACGGCGAGCACGCCGATACCTGTCCACAGTCGGAGGTAGCCAGTGGTGGGGCCGAAGTCAGCCTCGAGGAGCCAGATAACGCAAACGCCCGTCGGGTCCTCGAGGGCGTCGTTAAAGGCGGTTGGGAAATCATCACGCACTGATGTCTATCGCCTCAACTAGCGACACAGCGGCCTCTCCGCGAATACCGCCGCGGGCTTGGATACGGTTTTGGGCGTCGTCGGCCAGCCTCATGACAAACGTCAGCCCCGAGACTGACACGGCAGCGGCCGCAGCCTGAGCTCGCAACCGCGGGCGGATGGACAGCTCGGCCGTGCCGCCTGAAGCGGTGGCGTCCGCGGTCACGATGTAGACATAACCACCGATGCCAAGACGGTCGCCGGCTCGGAAGTGAGGGGCGCTGCCGCCCACACCTGACACGTCGATTATCTTAGCGTCCTTGTCCCCGGTGGCCGTCATGCTCCCTGTGGCGCCGCCGCGGATAGCTCCTGCGTTGACGCCATCGTAATCCCAATCGGGGAGCTCGACCCGGCCGGCCGGCCCGTCGAGCCCGGCCAGAAACCCTTGCAGCAGCCGGCGCTGTGGTTCGGTCAGCATGCCGAACGTCAGCGTGGCGCTCCACAGTTGGATTGGGAGCTCCCACACGAAGGCGAGGAGGGGGTTGCGCTGCGACTCGATGATAATACTCGTCGTGCCTAGTTGCACGTCCATCGCAGTCGGGCGGATGGTGGTCGGCCAAGGCTCCGCCATCTCTACCCCCTACCGGGCCGCATCCGGCCACGCCGCGCGGATGAAAGCTCTTGGCGCATCTCGCGGCGCGCCTGATTAGCGCTGAGCCGCACGACCGCCCCGACCATCCCCGGGTCCTGCGACCCGCGAGCGTCCACATTCAGCGTTTGGTTTACGGTCACGGCCGACTCGCGCCGCTCCTCCCACTCTCTCGCCTCTTTTCGATTTAGCACCCGCTCGCCACGCAATCCGATGAAGGGGACCTCGTCGGGGCCAAGCCCGAGGGGTCCGCCATCGTGGCGCCGGACGGCATTGTCGAATGCGGCCGCGGGCACGTTGCGGTCAGGGATACCACTCTCAATCCGTCCGCCCTGGTGACGTCCAAACACCCCGAGAATAGGCGCGAACATGGACAAGAAACCGCCGCCAGCGGCCGGGGCGGCTGTCGCGCCAGCGCCTCCGCCGAACAGTCCCATTACTCCACGAAGGAGCATCTGTTGAGCAATCATCGCAGCCGTGTCAGCAATAAAGCTCGCGGCCATTGCTTTGAAGTCGGTTTTGACGCCGAGGATGGTGTTGCGAATGATGTCCCCGGTTGCTTGCCAAGCACCGCCGAGCGTCTCGCGCGTCATGCTGGCAACTGACATCGTTTCTTGCCGTAGGTCGTCCAGCCACAGCGTAACGCCACCGCCGGCACCGCCGGTTAGCTCGAGCTCGTCCATTTGAGCCTGACGCTTGCGCTCGGCCTCGGCCCGCAGCGCCTCCCGGTTCTCCTCGCCGGCAGCCTGCTTGGCGGCCTCACCTATCTGCCGGTAAGTCTCTGCTAGCTGAGGGTTGAGCCGTATTTTGGTCAGGGTCGCCGACTCGATGTCGGCGAGCTGCTTAAGGTAAGCATCTTGCAGCGGCAGCGCCCGTTGCAGGACCCGGTCCGCCTCAGTGTTTGCCCTGGTCGCTTCGCGGATGGCGTCAGCCTCCCGACGGCGGGCTGCGGAGCGCAGTTCGACATTCTCGCCGGCCTCTCGCGTCCGGGCGACCATCCCCGGGTCTTTCTCGCCCGACTCCGACAACTGCTCGACAGCTTGGCGACCGCTAGCACGGACCCTCTCGGCGAGGTCGTTTGTGCGGCCCTCGGCACGGATAGCGAGCCGGTCGAGAAGGTCGAGGTCGCGCTGATGCTCGGCGGCAAGGTCTCTGACGGCCGCCTTAGCTTGGCGGGCGCCGGTGACTTGCGCCGTGTGCGCAGCCCGGCTTGCCGCTTGGGAGTCAAAGTAAGCACCGGCGAGTCGCTCGACCTCTGCGCGCTGCTCTGCGGTAGCTTCGGCCGGCAGCCGGTCTAGCTGCTCCTGGATAAACCCCTTTCGGGCATCCTTTGTCTTAAGGAGATCGGTTGCCAGCCTCTTAACGGAGTCGCCATAGGCATCCGTTTTCTTTGACGCATCGAAGTAAGCCTCGGCTAGGCGCTGCACCTCCGCGCGCTGCTCGGGCGTGGCATCCGCGGGCAGGCGGTCGAGTTGCTCCTGGATAAAGCCTTTGCGTGCATCCTTGGCTTTGAGGATGTCCGTCGTCAGCCGCTTGACCGTGTCGCCGTAGGCATCGTTTGCCTTGCCGGCCGCTGCCGTTGAGCCGGTTGTGGCGATGGTGGCGGCGTCCGCCGCCGTGCTGCGCTGCTCGAGGACGGCTAGCTGGGCATTAAGCCGGTTGTAAGCGTCGTCCGCCTCTTGGGCGGCCTGAGTCTGGATACTGAGCTCGTTCGCGACCTGCTGCTGGTTCTCGACAATCTTAGGGTACTGGTCGAGCAAGCCCCGGAGGTCGAGGGCGTCTTGAACCGAGCCTTTGCCTTGCGCGAGACGGCGCTGCAGCTCCTCGACCTTGGCCAGGGCCGCGATGCGGCGGTCTAGCTCCGGGTCGCGCTCTATGCGGTTTCTAGGGTCTTGCTGCTCCTGCTGCGACAGCCTTGCCAGACCGGCAGCAGCACCAGGGTTTGCCAAGGCACCCGCCACGTCGCCCAAGTTGCGACGGGAGAGCTCTTGCATCTGTTTGGCTTCATCAATCCGTGCCCGGAGTAGATTGCGCTCTACTTGCAACTGCTGAGCGTTCAGCGCGGCGTACCGGCGCGTCAGTTCGTCGACCGTGTTGGCGGTGGCGCCGATGGTGCTGCGGGCGTTGGCCATCGCCCTATCAAGCCGATTGGTCCGCTCCTCGGCAGTCAGCGTCTCCTCGCCTAGCAGGCCCATGTTGTAGACCACGCCAGCGACCGCGGCACCGATTGCGACAAAAATCCCAGTCATTGGGTTTAAGAACGAGAATGCGCTCGCAATCTGCGGCCCCTGCTGAGCCATAATTGTGAACCATGACGTGCCGGCCTGAGCCTGTACCGCTACGTCCTGTATCTGCTGACCCAAGTTCACGAAGTCGGCGCGAGCCTGCGCAGCCGAGCGGCCGCCGGTGCGCCCCATAGTCTCGAGGTTGTCGTTGGCGGTTTTGGCTCCGACGCCGATACGGCTTAGCGCGGCCTCTCCCTGCGTGCCGACGGTGCGGAGCTCTTGGAGAACGACTTGATTGCCTTCAACGGCCAGCCGGACGGTTTTCTGGATAACGGCTGGCATCTAGTCCACCTCCTCCGGAGCGTCCGCGTCCGGCGGCTCGACTAGCACGCCGAGCTCACACACAGGCAGCAACTCAGCGAGAACCGAAGGCGGCACTCCTCGAGCCTGCCCTAGGAGCATGGCCGTTGGCCAATCCAGCCCGAGCACGGCACCTGACATTTCGGAGCGCCGGACAATCGAGCTGCACCCCTTCAATGCACGCCAGACGGCCGCGCCCTCTCGGGACTGCGGCGCTTGGAGGGTGTAGGGGCAGGTTTGGCACCCGGGCTCGCATCCTTGGCAGAAGCGGGAGCTGTGGAAATGCCATTGGAGGAGGGCGAAGAGCCTTTTTTTTCCTGCGTCCATGCCTCGAGCGCCTCGGCGCGCCGCACGCCGAAGGTGATAGCAATGCCGCGGTGCTCGCTGAAAAGCCGCGCGAGGTTCTCGGGGGTGAACGGTGCTGCGGTGCCGGGGGTCCACTCGACGCCCTGCCATTCGGTCACGCAGGACTGAGCCATGGCTATCAGCGCCGCCAGCCGAGCGCGGGCGTGGTCGCCGCCATTGCTCGCCAACTCGGCGGTATAAGCCTGATGCTCGGCAATCTCACACACAGGATCGTGAACATTGGTCAGCAACCGCACATCGTCGCCGAGGTCGAGCCACACGGGCTTTAGGGGGTCGCCGAGAACGATTGTCATTTAGGCACCAAATCGGAGCGGCCAGCGGTCGGCGAGAACGCCACGAGCGCCTCCGTTGCCACTCGTGTCTCCAAGTCTTTTAGCGCGAGTTCGGCCGCGCCCGCCACATCAAGGCGCTTTTGCAACGTAACGGCGCTGAGGATCAGAAACACGACCACCTCCCGCCGGTTGGTCAAGTTCGCCCGGCTGCGGCTGGAGATACGCCGCTGACGACCCTTGAGCTGTCCGGACTTGCGCACGCCAAAGCGCCGGTTGCGCTCGCGCGCCACGAGAAGCCCCACGAGCCGGCCTCGACCACGCACGGGCACGAAGGTAAGCGGGATGCCAGTGCGGCGCACAAATGCGTTGGGGGTGATCCTCCGCCCACCCGGTCCTTTGCCAGCCTCGGGCGTGGGGATGGCGAGCCCTTGCGCGACCCTCGGATAAATGACGCCGCCGCGATCGAAGCCTTCAATGATGGGCCCGGCGCGGGTGTAGACGATCGCGGCCACGTCTTGCGGATACCCACGGTCGCGCCACGCGTTGGCGACCTTGGGGCCGAGACCGGCCGCGTTAGTCTGCGCGCGGAGGCGGCCCTTGAGCTCTCGAGATGCGCCGGAGACGGCTCGCACCATCCCCGGCTCTAGTGCATTAGCCGCGCCCGTTAAGGCGCGGCCTAGGTCCACTCCGCCGTCGACTGTGATTCGCACGGCGCGTCAGTATGCGGTCACCTGATTTTTCAGGGTGACGCGGACTGAATCGCCCTCGGTGAAGTCTTTGCTCGCGATCACATCGTAAGCGCGCTCGATGGCCCCTGCGTTCGCAATCGAGCGGCCACGACGAACCAACTCGGCTTGGTCCATCTCGAATAGAAGCGCTTGCGTGGCACCGATGGTCCAACCCATCTCCAAATCGAAGAGGGTCCCTGCTGCCGCGATCGTCTGAAGGTCGAGCTCGTTATAGCGCGCCGTCATGGACCCGCGAGCCGAGAACATGCCGCCAGCGATACAGCCGACCAGACCAGCATCGCCCACATACTCGGCCACCTGGAGGTCGTTGCTATAGGTGATATTCGCGCCGACGATCTTGCCGAGGTGAACCGTGTCCTTCTTGACGCTCGAGGTCTTGTGGTGAAACCAAGTCGGGGAGATGACGACCGGGGTGCCTGCGTTGCTCGTGTTATCCTCGACTTCCTCGATACCCACGAGGCCGATTTCGAACCGCGGCCGGCCGCGAGTGCCCCACGTTACGCCGATCGAGTCCACCATCACGCCGCGGTAGGTCGAATAGATCGGGGTGGGGGCGTCCATATGCTGGATTTCGAGGCTGAAAGCCGGGAGCTCAACCGCGCCGGACTTGAACAGGTGGGTAATGTCGCCGGAGCCGGAGACGGTCGCCGCGCCGAAGGCGCCCTTCAGCCAGTAGCCGGAGGCGATGAGGTCGGCTGGCACGGTCACGCGGCCGCGCACGGTAATCGCATCGCGCGTCGGGCGCTGCGCGTCGCGTCCGAAACCTAGCACCGGGTCGTCGGAGATTTCGTCTACGGCGGCCATATCGAACGACAGAAACGGCACCTGATTCCAGTTGCCGGTTGCGATCGTCGTCAAGTCGGCCTGCTCTTTGATTGCTAGGCGGGCATTGGCGCCCGTGACGCTGCATGTCATGTCTGGGGCTCCTTACCCACTTGCGCGAGAGGCGCAATACTCAAGGACAACCGGGATTACTGCCGCGGCCAGAGTCTCCACGCCAAACTCGCGCCGACGGTCACGGCGAGCCGGCAGCACATACGCGTAATCGACCGCTCCGCCGAGGGTCGTGTCAGTCTCGACGGCTTGCACCGCGAGCTGCTTCAGGACGTCGATTTGGCGCTCGAGCTCGCCGACCGCGCGATGCGCGGCAAAAAAGAGCATCTCCACCTCAACCCTCTTTGGGTGTAGCGCGCACTCGGGCGGGCCGAGGGTGGGGTCGTCTGCATCCTCGACGTCCCCGTCACGCATCACGAGGACCGGAGCGTCGAGGTCGATAGGGTCTTCGCGGTTGCGCTCCACGTCCAGCGGCATGACAGCCGAGAGGGTCGTGTGGAGCGCTTGCAGCGCCGCCTCTGTCGAGCTCGTCACGGGGTCCCCAACATCGGCACGGTGAGTGCCTGCCCGCCGAGCACCGAAAGGCTTGTGGTCGGCGCTACGGCCGGCAGCGCGGAGCCTATAGGCGTGATGCTGACGCGCACAAACCCCACGTTGCCCACGAATAGGTTGCCCGACAGGCCGCCTCCCATGCTGGCAAAGGAGGGCGTGGCCGCTCGCATCACTGGCGCCGCGTCGGACCAAATCCCGAACCACAGCCATCCCTCAGGCACTGAGAGCGGGGCGATGGTGGCCGACTTGATGCCGGTCCCCGTCGGGTCGAAGGTGGCGCGGGCGAGCTGTGTCCCCATAGCTCGATTTGCGCCCCTGGCATACAGCGCCATCACGCCGGCCGAGGCAGCCGCGAGCGTATTAACGTAGACGCTGAGCTCGGTGTAGACTCGACCGTACGGGAACCAAACCGGGATGTAGTACTCGCGCTGGGCAACCAGCGTGTGGCCGGTAGCGGCGAGCGGCGTCGAGTAGTTAGCCGGGAAGTCGCGATGATCGGAGACGGCCGCATAGGGCGTCGCGGGATTGCCCCACCTTGCGCCAGCCGCCCCGGCAGCGGCGCGTGGGACGCGCGGGAAGTCGCCAGCCGGAGGACTCATGCTGCCAAGGCTCCGATGTACGGGGGCGCGCCCCACGCCGCGTCAATGACGCCGCTCTGTGCTTGCCCCGCGGCAAGCGCTGGGCTGCCCGCACCCGGCCGAAAGTCATCGTTCTGGATGTCGCGCAGCAGCGGGTCGGTTTGGAGGTCGTTTGCTCCGGGCGTTGCAGTCAAGAAGTTGCTCCCCGTCGCTCCATGCACAAGGTTATAGTTGTTTGATAGCGTTGGCGAGCCAGCCTGATAAAGACCGTACTGCCACGGACCTTTAATTAGGTTGTTTCGCATCGTGACGGTCCCGCCGGACACGAGAACGCCTCTCAGGCTCGTGGCAGCAGACTTGGTCACAACCGTGTTGTTGTAGACATGCACCGTGGTAGCCGTCGCCGGGGCGTTAATCAGCAGCCCGTAATAGGCCGCCGAGCCGGCCAATGCGTGGGGTCCGAGCAGCACGTTGCCGATGATGCGATGCACTCCACCGCCCGCGCCGTCGCCGTAGACCTGGAACTGCCCCTCTCGGCCGAAATTCTGGACGTAATCCCACGTCCCCAATTCGGAGTTAGCGACAAAGTCTTTGCCGGGGTACTCAAAGTAGTTTTGTTCAAGCACCCCTGAGCTTGCGCCGTGGGCCGAGAAGTTGTCAGCGCCGGCCGGCCGTGACGGGCGGTAAAACGAGCAGTGGCGGGCGTAGATCCCTGTCGAAGCCGTCGAGCAGTTCCAGTTGTCTGCGCCCGAGTACGCAAGCCGGCACCGCTGAGCCTGTACGTCGTCACACCCGGGCGTTTGCAGGCAACTGCTGCCGGGGTGTCGGATGTCGAGGTCCAAAAACCGAAGACCATGCCGGCCCGTCGCGATAATGCCGTAGGTCTCTTTGGAGATGACGATGGACAACCCGGTTGGGTTGCCGCCGATATGGACGGTCAGCGTGCCGCCGCTGTAAGCGTAGGTGCCCTCCGTCAGCGAGCCGGCCGTGCCGCTGAAAAGCTGGCGCGCCTCGTCCGACCCGTCCGGATACCAGTACACCACGCCCGGGGCGGTGGTGACGGCCACGGCCCACTCGTTACCGACCGTGTTGGACCAGCCGCTCGTGGGAGCATGATAGCCAGCGTCGATAATCGGCCGCGGCCCAGCGCCGTAAGCGCCGACCAGCACGTTATCGACGCCGAGGACCGTGCCGACCTCGAGAAACCGCGAGCCGCGCGCCAGCCCGAGCCGGCCGCCCGGCGGGAGGAGCGCAAACGCGGCCGCAAGGGTTCGTTTGGCGCGGCCGGGCGCTAGGCCCGAGAACCCGTCGGAGCCGTACACCGAGTCAACGTAAAGATCATACTCGCGGGTGTACTCTTCGGGGCGCATCGCGGGGAGGGGGTAGCCGATGATGGCGGCACCCTGGTTAATCCACGTCACGTCCCACGTGTCAAACAGAGGCCGCGCTAGGCGGTAAGCGCGACCTCGCCGCAACACGACAGGGTCGCCCGTGCGGCGGGCAACGGTGGCCGCCCTGCGAAATGCCAGTGTCTCGTCGGTCGTGCCATCGCCCTTGGCGCCGTAGCGCTCCACGGGCACTCCAAGCGACAGCAGCGCATCAACCGCAGCCGCAGCGGGATAGGCGAGGCCAGCGCGCATCGTCACGAGCCGAGCCCATAGTCAATATAGAAATCGGGGGAGGTGGCACCGTCCAACACGACCCTAAAACCACTCGCGGGCCAGTCGATTTGCACCGTGTCACCGATGGATAGTGCCTCGAGGCCCTGTAGGGCTGCCCAGTCGTCGCCGCCGTTCGGGGTGTACTCGACACTAGCGACCGGGTCGCCGGTGCCTAGCGTGGTCCCACGGACCCCCACAGCAAGGCGGTAGCCCTTGCCTTGGTCGAGCCGGAGGAGAGAGCCATTGCTGTGGACAAGCTCATAATCCCCGTCCGCGGTAACGTGAATGGATTGCATCGCCGCCCCTATTGCGTCAGCTCGACCAGCCCGAGCCGCCACACCCCGTCGGCGTCGAGCTCCGGCACGTCCCGAATTTCGTAGGTGGCGCCCGACGCGGTCAGCCGATCATATCGTTTGACCGCGTCGAGCTCCGACCGTCTTACTTCAGCCGTGGTTTGCCACCCCACAGCCAAGCCGCCCGAGCCTTCATACTCGGCCCGCCGGCGAGTTAAAATCGCCTGTACCTCGACGCCCGCCGGCTCGCCCACCCGGTACACCACGGCCGAAACCGCAAAGTCAGGATGGGAGAAGAGCCGGTCGTGCATCGAAGCAATCGCGCCCACGATACGCTCGACTAGGTGAGCGTGGCGCGGATGGTGGCGCGGGGCCGAGTGTTGATCGTGATCGGGTTAGTCTGCACCTCGAGGGGCTGCAGCCGGTCGAACGAGTCCGGCCTGCCCATCTTGGCGTAGCGGGGCAGCCCGAGGGTGTTGACCGTCTCGAGGTAATCGGCCGGAGCGAAATAGGTGCGATAGACACCCTGCGCGCCAACCGGGAAGAAGATCGCCTCGTCGTCCGCGACGAACTGCACGCCGCCGACTGTGCCGCGATACTCCTCGATTTCAAAACCAGCGAACGATGCTGCAATCCGCATCTGCCGGTCACGAAGCTGCGCCGCATTCACCGCCTGAAACGTGTCCCGGTACTCGGGATGCGCATACAGAGCATCCATGAAGGCGCTGCCCGCGAACCCGTGAATGCGGGTGTACGGGATACCCTCGAGCTCGTCCTCAATCATCCGATGAATGCTCGTAAACGAACCCATCAGCGCGCCCGATGCCGGGGTTGCATCGTCGAGGTCCATATCCACAACCGACTGAGCCGACACGCCCCAAAGCGTGTGATAGTCGGCGAGGATGCTCACGCCGTTGGCGTCGAGGAGCTGCCCCCTCAGAGCGCCGAGCCGGTGAAACTCGAGCGTGACGTCGCACGCGCGAGCCATGTTGCGGAGCCGCTGATTGACCAAGCTCTGCACCGTCATGAGCGTGGACTCGGTCCCAAACGCGCGAACGTTCTGGACCTCGTCGGCAACCACTGAGTCCTGCAGCGCCAGCCGAGCGGCGGAGACAGGATACAGCGCGGCGCGCGCCCGGGGCGGCGTGGGCGGCACGCCACCACGCGGCGAGACTGGCACGAGCGCTAGGGCGTCGCCCATCCGCTCGACCGCAACGCTGGTCGTGGTCACGCCCTCTTCGTCAAAGAGCCCAAGACGCGAGATGCGCCCGGGCACATACTCGAAGTCATTGACCGCCGCCGTCATGCTAACGACATTGAAGGCGGAGTCGTTGAAGATGTCGATCATAGGCATTGTTTGTGCGCCCCTCTACGCAATCAACATGCCGAGGGCACGCAGAGCGGCTTTCGCCGTCTCCTTGTTCGCCGCGGTCAGTCCTGTTTTGAAGGCGAGCATCCGGCCATTCAATTCGCAGCTGCGAATGTGAGCGACTGCGCGCACCGCACCGGCCGTGGCGTCCACTGCGCGATAGAGCACGCCATAGACGGTCTGCGTACCGTCGCCGTTGCCCGGGTCCCACGCCTTGCACGAGCCCAGCGCAACCGGGATGGAGAAGGAGTCGCCAACCGCAAAGTCGGTGGCGCCGTCCGCAACGGTGCACGCGAGTCCACCATTGCTGAAGGCCACAGCGACGGTGAGATTGCCAAGGCTAGTCCCGTCCGGCGCCGTGACGGCAAACGTGCCGGCATTGGCGGCTGCGGCGGTGCACACCAAGCCGTAGGAACCGCCCTGCCAGCCCTGTGCGGCCGCCGAGACGGTCACCGCACCGTTGCCGACGTTCGAAGCGCCAGGGATAGCCGCCGGGAGGGCGGTCGTTTTGCCGATCACCGTGCCGGAGGTGAGGACTTCACCACTCGCAACGATGATGTTCTCACGGGACATGTGGCCGGGGAGCTCATTCAGAATGTGCTCGCCCGTGCCAACTGCTGCATTCAGTACCATTGTCTGTTGCTCCTAGACGATGCGGTCGGGCGACAGTGGCGGCAACCGCGGCTCGTCCTCGGGCCGCAGCGGCTCGACGCTCACGCCCTCGGCGCCGTCGTCCACACGCGGGTCCGAGTCAGCCGAGCGCTGGCCAGCCGTGGGCTCGTTATTACGGGTGCCCGGGTGCTCGGCGGCAAGCTTGGCGCTCTCGTCGAGCCCGCGCTGGATTTCCTCGCGATTCTCGGCGCGGGCTTTCGCCTGCTCCTCCTTGACCTGCTCCTCGCGCTCGCGGCGCTCCTCGGGGGACAGGTTGTCGGCAGCCTCATCAGCCTGCCGGGGTGTCTTCGCCATCGGTTTCTCCTCGGCGGTTGGTTAGGACTGCTTGCGCATCTTCGCGGCGCGGGCCGCGTAGATAGCTGACGGGTCCGGCTGGCGCGTAACGCCCTGGCTCGGCCGTGGGTTCGGACTGCTATGCAGCCCGGACGTGTGGGCCGCTGAGAGCTCCGACTTGCGGCGCTGGAGCTCCTTGCGGATAGCGGCGAGCGTGGCCGGCTTGCCGTCCTCCTGATACGCCAGCATCTCGGGCGTCAGGTTGGGCAGCCCGGCCAGCGCGCACAGGTCGGCGATCTCGGCCGCGCGAGCGCCGGCGGCCGCGGCGGCCTCAGCGCGCACCGCGTCGAGGTTGGTGACGTTGGCCAGCGCCTCGTCGCCGTCCTCAGGCGACGCTGCGGGCAGCGACGAGTGTTCGGTCATCAGGGGAGTCCTTTGAGCCGTGGAGTTGAGCCGTCCGCGCGTGGCTCCGGAGCGCGCGGGGGCTGTCCGCTGGGCGAGCCATGCCGCAGCGTCGTCAATCGTGCCGACTTGGTCCGCAAGGCGCTGCTCGACGGCCTCGTTGGCGAAGAACAAGCCTGCCTCTTGGCCGCGGATTGCCTCGGGCGGGATGCCTCGCGCGGCTGCCACGTGATCGACAAACATGCCGTAAATCCGGTCGACCTCGGCCTGGAGACGGCCGCGCGCCTCGTCGGACAGCGGCGCGTTCGGGCTGAAATCATCCTTGTGCGCGCCGGCGAAAACGGTCGTGTAGCGCAAACCCGCCTTTTCGTTGGCGCCGCTCCGGTCGAGGTGCTCCCCAATCACGCCAATCGAGCCAGCGCCACCAACCTGCGTAACGAAAATCCGGGAGGCGCTAGCAGCGAGCGCATAGGCGGCCGAATAGGCGGCGTCGTCGATCGCGGCCACGATTGGCTTGCGCTCACGCAGCGCCAGCACCTCGGACGCGAGGTCGAACAGCCCTTTGACCTCGCCGCCGGGCGAGTCCATCCGCATCAACACGCCGCGCACGCTCGGGTCGACGGCCGCCGCACGAAGCTGTCGCCTCAATCCCTCATACGACTGCAACCCGGAGCGGCTGCCAATCCACGACCCGGACTTGACCAGCGTCCCGGTGACCGGGACGACCGCGTGGCCGGCCGCGGTCACGTCATACAGCCGTCCGGCGGCCGCCGGTGCCTCGTCGAGCTCGTCGACCCCGTCAAAAAACGCCCGCACGGTCGGTTGCTCGGCCGTCTCACCCCGAAACCGGGGCAGCAGAACCGACAGCAGCACGTCCAGCTTGCCGCGCTCGATCATTAGGGGGACGTCGAACACCCGGGCGGCGAGGTGGGGCAGTCTCATGCGGCGCGCTCCTGCGGTGCGGGGGGTGCCGGCTCGGGCTCGGCCGCCGGTGCGGCGCTGACTGGCTCCGGCCGTGGCACCACAAGGCCAAGCGCCTCCTCTCGGGCCTGGTCGGCTGCGATTCTGGCGTCGGTTTCGTCGACGTCGAAACCCTCGGCCTCCACGACGTCGGACCGCGCTTTCCAACGCTCCGACACGGCCAGCTGCTCGGCTTGGCGATCCTTGAGCGGGTCGACCCACGGCCACGCGGGCGGAATCCACCGGATTTGCTGGAACTGGCGTCGGTTGCGGCGGTAGCCGGGGATACTCAGCGCCCCGGACAGCACGGCCGCATCGAGCCAGCGGTGAGCGGTCGGCCGGCACAGCTGAAAGACCAGCGTCGCCCACTGAAACTGCTCGACCCGCCGCCTGAAATCGACCTGCTCGGCCCTCAGCGAGGAGTAATTCGCCCGGCTGACGTCGCCGGTGCCGCTGGAGTAGGGCACCCCCATGCCGGCGAAGATCGCGGTTAGCTGCCTGTATTGAAACGGTTCGTAGCTCGACCCGACCTCGCCCGGATTTACGACCGAAACCTCCTCGCCGGGGGCGAGCTCGAGGGCGAAATTAGGCTCTAGGCGGAGTTCGGGGAGCGCATTCGGATCGTGCACCGGCGGCGTGGCGGCTTGCAGCACGCCCTCTTCAGGCGTCGGCCGCGTGATGGCGATGCCAAACAAATTCGTGCTCTGCATCTTGGCGAGCGTAGCGTCGTCAAACAGGTCGAGCAGATACAGCCTCACCAGCGACGCGGTAAGGGTCGGCACGCCGCGGATTTGGCCGGGCCGCAGCGGCCGGTAGAGGTGCAACACCTCGCTTGCAGGCACGCGGACAGTCTCGGCAGCGTCCGTGACCCGCCAAACCTGATCGCCGGGGTGCGAGCGCCTGAAGTGATACGCTTGCCGCCGTCCGATGCGGTCAAACTCGACGCCCGACCGCGTGACGTTGCCGTTGGGTTCGTCGCGGTTGAGCTCAAAAGGCAGCATCTCGGACTCAAGTAGCTGCAGTTGCAGCGGAACCAGCAAGCCGTCCTCTGGCCGCCGGTCACGCAGTCGAATGAAGCACTCGCCGGCCTCGAACATCGCTCTACAGGCAAGTGCTTGCTGCCCGTAAAAGTCAGTCGCGTTATCAGCGTCGCTTTCGTCTGTCCAAGCCGCCCACAGCTCTTGGATTTCGCGCTTGAGCCCCGGGTCGTCGACGCCCCACGTCGGCTTGATACCAGTCCCGACCGCCCACCCGACGAACGACTCGCAAGCGCTGGCGGCGTACGGGTTGTTTCGGACGGCTTCTCGAGCCCGGCGGCGGAGCGTCGCCCCCTCGGCCGCCAGCAACGCGTTAACGTGCAGCTCAGTCGACGGCATAGTCGACAGCCGCCGGCCCGATTTGGTCGCCTCAAAGCCGCCGGCCCCGCTCAACACGGTCCATGCGGCCGAGGCCGCGGCGGCGAGCTTGGGAAACGGCACCCTTACAGCCCCTTGTAGGGCACGAGGTTGACGATGCGGTTGCGCGTCACCGTCGTAGACGCTTGCGAGTCGGCGAGCTCAAGCGCCGCCTTGATTTCGGCCACGCTCCGCTCGGTGACCTCCCGGCCCTCGATGTCCCGGGTTCGGAGCGGCAGCAACGCCCGCTCAATCAACGCCTGTCGTTGCGCGTCGGTCAGTACTGCGGCCACCATCCTCTCCCCTAAAACCGCGCCGTGTGCATACGGCGACCGCCCCTAAATTGCACAGACTGCCCCGATTGCATCGCCGGCGGCGAGTAGGCAGCCGGCCGGGCTGCCGGTGCCGTCCGCTCGGGCTCGGCCGGCGGAGGAGGAGGCGACCACGGTTGGACGTCCTCGACCACCTGTGCCCCTACCTGCTCCTCGATTGCCCGCCACTCGGCGTCACGGCGCATATCCAGCCGGAGCGACATGGCCGCGGCCCGCGCGTACACCCGGCAGTCTAGCGCCTCGTTTCGCTCGCGGACCTTAACCCACTTGTATTTGCCGGCACCCGAAGTCGTGCTCTCGAGCACGCGCTCCTCCGCGGTGAGCTGATCGAAAAACTCGCGAGGATACATAGGAAAGTGGCAGTACCCCGGAGCCGGACGACCTTCATCAGGCATCGGCAGCCGCAAGAACCCGTCGAGCTCGTCCTTGAACCAATCGACGCCCACTGACTGCAACTGCACGCCCTTCTTGATGACCTTGCCGCCATAGCTAAGGTCAATCCACTTGGGCGGGCTCAGCGGCCGGTCGCGATTACGATCGCCTTTGACTAGCATCACGCGGTGGTCTTGGACGCGGCGCCAGTAGGCAGAGACTGCCGGCGAGGCATAACCCGTGTCGATAGCGATGCGCGACAGTCGGTGAGGATAGCCGTCAGCCCCCTCCCAGCTTTCGTTGCGCACCTGGACGTCGAATTGGTCCCACGTGGCGCGCGCCAGTGGGTCCCCTTTGATCAGCACCCGCTCAATGGACCAGCTCTCAAGGCCGCGGCCGTACGCGACGACCTCGCCCTCGATACGGTCCGGGTGCACGTCAATCCCAGCGACCAGCACGAGCCCGCGCGGTGGCACCTCGCCGATGCGATAAGTCTCGCGGCGCTCATACAGTCGATCGGGGTCCTGCGCCTCACCCGTCACCCGGTACGGCAAGCCCAAAACGGTATTGGTGAAGACCTTCTCGCGCTCGACATTGCCGCGGCTGGCAAGAAACTCTGTCGCGAGCTCGCTAAGGCGCTTCCAGGGATTGTAAAGCTGCGAAATCTGAAACCCGGCGCGCCCCTCGAACGGCCGCTGAGCTATCCAGCACGCATCCGGGTGACGGTCGGCCGCCCACCTGTCCGCGTCCGTCCAAGCCTCAGGGCAGTGCGCGCACCGATACCGCGCCGTCTCCACGAGATGCTTGTGCGGCGATACCGTCTCGTCCTTGTCCCACTCGACCCGCGACCACTCAAGGACCTGCAACGCCCCGCAGTAGGGGCACGGCACGTGGCGCTGCCGCATGTCCGTC